TGACCCGCCCATGACTCTACGGTGGTGTTAACGATCTCCGCCACGAGTCCGCTGGCCGATTCCCGCACCGCGTCCCGCCCCTGGTCCGCCACCGTCGCGAACTCTAGGCGTCGCTCATTGTTCACAATGCCGGCACCGTAGAGCGCGAGCCCGAGCTCTGCCAGGTTATCTATGGCCACTATCGCCGCATCCCGCACAGTGTCGGCAACGAGATCCGCCGTTTCGCTGGCACTAGTTAGATCAACTGTCCGCATTGCCCGCCCTCCTTCGTAACGTACAGTTTCCATTGTACCATAGAATCCGGCCGGCGCCTAGGGGAACCTCCCGCACAGTGAGCCCTAGCGCGGGAACGTCCCGCGGGTACCTTGCTCCCCGCGGGACGTTCGGCCGGCGCCGTTGTCAAGTAATAGCGGGCATCAGTGCCGCCACGCCGAGTAGTACCAGCGGGCACGAAGGTGGGTGCGGAGGTTGCGTAGGGTGAATCGGCACTCGTCGGGCCAGTGTGGACCGATCCACTTCGCCTGCCAGCAACCACCAGGGCAGGGCCAGGTGATCTCGGGCAGTCGTGCTGATTGCTCCGTCTCCCGGATCGCCCTTGCGATTTCTTCGTAGTGCTTCCTGCTCATTGTCACGCGATCCTCCTCACCGCCAAGTAGCCTTGGCGCCTGATCGTAGCCTTCAGCCCTGCCATGAGCTCTACCGCGTCTCCCGGTAGCACGTCTCCGATGGGTTCGCCGGCATCCTGCCAGTCTGCCCACGGGTCGCTCGCCGTGTCGAATACCTTGTCGCGGTTCCTCCTCTGTACCCTCAGGTCTAGGTCAGTCTGCCGATTGTCGAGCATTACTCCATCCTCTCTGTGATGTATTCCCTAGCCGCCGTTACCATCTCTGCGATGGTCGACCAGTAGCTATCTTCGTAGGCGTCTGCGAGCTCTTCCCTCTCTAGGTCAATCCCTAGCTGGGACGAGATCTCGGGGATACTCTCCCCCGCCCATTCTCCCGACAACGGGTCGCGGAGATCCGTTGTGTCGATCTCGGCAACCTCCGATGTGGTCAGGTAGGCGAGCTCGCCGGCAGCCTTGTCCCTACCTGCCTCTTGTGCGATGCTCTTGTGCGTCCGTGCCATTCTCTCCTCCTCCTCTGTCCAGTGCCTAGGTGACACTGTGGACGGTACCTACCCTGTGAGCTGGTACCGTCCCCACTATCGCCTAGAAGTCAATGTCAATACATGCCCGACCGATGCCGGTGACCTTGACCCATTGACCCCCGTAGTGGTCACAGTCGGCCTCGTTGATGCCCAACATCACCACCGTATCCCCTGCTGAAGCCTCGAAGCCTTGGCCCTCCCGGGTGATGATGAGGTTACCGTCACACCCCGTTAGTGTGGCGGCCAGTAGTGCGGCTGCGATCGTTGCCTTGAGCGTGCGCCTCATGTTGGCCCCTTTGCTAGGTAGCGTCTTGAGTGAGGGGAGCGGTTCTAGTCCGTCTGTGCCCTCGGTGCTGTTCTCCATGCCGCCAACCTATCACCCTATCCTCATTCTGTCAAGCTTTATCTTTGCATGGCGGGGGATATGGGTCGCCCGACCTATGGGCCACACTTAGGGACGATGTTTAACGATACCTAACGTTAGGTGTGGTGTGGTACCGGGTGATGGTGGGAGAGTGACACCTAACCTCTACCTGGCGAGCTCGCCTACTCTCTCCCCTTACCCGTGGCCTACCCTTACCCTCAACAGCTAGGGCCGGCGTGAGGCGACACCCCTACCCTTCCCTACCCTTGGCGAAATCGGGCGTGATGGGCCGATAGCTTCAACGACTACGCGGTGGGGCGTGGGGAGACATGGGCTTAGCCCCACACTACGTCTCTACTACCGATTGAGGGTGTACTACACTTGCTCATCATCTTCGAGGCTGTGAGTCGCCGTTCCTGGCGTGCTTGGCCAGATTCCTTGCATCATGCGCTGGGATGAGTCGACCTCACTGGGAAACTCGAAATCAGGCGTGAGGGTGCCCTCCACTACCAGTAGCGTGTCGGAGATGGTGGTGCCGATGATCGAGTCCAAATCCCACCCACCGGGCATGTTCTCCCACTTGGCAAGCAGGGCGGCATGGAGGCGTGTTATCTCTGCCCAAGTCAGGCCGGCAGTTCCGTCACTCATCCAACTCACCCAACCCTGCAAGTCGTTCCGATTCGGCAAGCAGCGTATCACCAACGTCGCACCTGTGACCTTGCGAGGAGCACGGTTCGTCGCAATAGGAGCAATGCCAACCGATGCAATCACCGAACGTCCCGTCAGTGCGGAAAAACCGACGAGTGCAGATCATGGACGTGCAGCCACGCTTGCCCTGGTAGGCGAGGGGGCCAATCACGGTAAACTCATCCATCAGCGAGGTTTTGCGCTGGCCTGCCGCCTACGATCAAGCTCAGCGACCAACTCATCTTCCGTCATGTGCTCATACCTGTGCTTGTAGCACTTGCAGTCGGCGCACAACGCACCGAACCCGCACGACTCGCAGCGACCTTTTGACAACATAAACCCTCCGGGACAGACGTCCATGTGGCCTGGGCCTTCAAGACGGTCCAAACATTCGCGGCATGTGAAGGCCATCAGGCCCCATCCTCCAATTCCCTTCTTCGCACCCAGTCAGGGACATCTCCATCAGCGAAGGCCGGCGACGAGCTGCGGTCCTCTATTGGAACGATGCGGATATCAAATCGGTAACCGAGGCCCCAAGCAAGGTCAGATAGATCCCTGAGCGTGAGACTCCGCCGACCTGAGAGAAGAAGGCTGACGTGACTGGCGGTGTCACCGATGCGCTTGGCGAGTTCCTTGTGGGTAATGCCCGTGCTCGCCAAAATCCCCTCGATGTCCGTGGTGACCTGGCTTACGATTAACTCGCGCTCTAGCTCTCTGTTGTAGTACATCATGGGGATCCCTGTCACCTTACCATGTCGCCCGGTGCTGGATATGGCGAACCAACGCGGCTTGGCGGCGCTTCAGGGTCCAGCGGTACATGGCGGGATCCTCTCGCCAGCGGTAAAGGTATTCGTGGTGGCGGGCGACCGATGACTGCTCGATGCGGGCTCGGAGCTGGATCTGGCGCAGGGTGCCGGCCTTCACGGTTTCACGCCCACCCAGTCCGGCGCGTCAGCCTCGATCTTGACCTCCCGAGGCCCCTTGCTCCACCCAGAGGAGTCGTCTGGGAATGGGGTGAGAACGGTGCGTGTCTCTGGGGGCGGAAGGCTCTTCTCGGCCTCGTACCTTGCTAGTGACGCGGCCTCCATCTCCAGTTCCAATTCGCGGAGGCGAGCCCACTCTCCGCAATGAACGAAGGATCCGTCGCTGAACTGGACACCGACCGGGCTGCCCCATCCGTTCTCGCTCATGCTCAAGGCGGTGCGGGCAGCCTCGTACTCATCATCGCAGAGCTCGAAAATGATGCTGTAATAGTGGTAGTACCAGACGGCGCAGGTGGGTTCAGTCATCACTCCTCCTCGTCTACGATCTCGACAGGCTCCCCAATCTGGGAGGACATGAATTCGGGCATGGAGCATTCTTCTGGCGTGTAGTCTGGGCCATGATCGCACCTTGCCTCCAGGGCCTCCCACTGGTTCTCGACCAACTCTGCGACGAACTCGCGGGCCTCCTCAGCGGTGGCGAACGGACCCATCGCCCAGGACACCGAGATGTCCCAATACCTCTCATTCATGCCCGTCATCGTACTACAGTTCAACCCCTTGCACAAGTGTATTACGCCTGCTATACTGGCCTCCGACAGAAAGGAACCTCATGGAAGCCATCATTGTGTCCGCCCTCGTGGGTGCTGCCGTGTTCGCCGCCGCTGTGGCGGGATATGTGGTAGCTGAAAAGGAATGTCAGAACCGGACGGAGGCAGGATGAACTCGATTCGCCGTTTTCTCAACAAGAGCCCTGACGGGCAGTTTGGGACGGCTACTGCGGCCGTTTACGTTTCCCACGACGATGATGACGGGACCGTCGATATTGTTGAACTGGCCATCACTAACAATGGCGAGAAGGTCAGCTTCAGTCTCTGGAAGGGCTACTCCAACGGTGTTGCGTATATCGCCAAGGAGGGCGGTTCCATTGACGACTCCCCTCTTAGCGAGGCTCAAGTCGATGCGATGGAGATGATTACCAATCTGCGCGGGATCCTACAGGCGTTTGAGATCGCGGTGGGGGAACTGACCCCCTAGCGGGACCAGGAAAGGTGCTTAACCGGCCCTTGGGGGTCGAACTGTGCCCCTATTTCCCCCACATACAGGGCTGCGGTCCTTCTGGACCCCCTACCTGCGACCAAACTGGGTGTTCTGCGGTGCTGAACCAGGCTGGGGATCGGGTACCATGTCAGGATCTTCTTAGACTGGAAGTAGCGCGATATCCGTAGGTCGTAGTTGTCCTCACGGCGCTTGTCCCCGAACGCGACCATCTCCTCGATGTGGGCGGTGGGGACGACAATGCCGACACCCCAGTTCACCCCCGGCATCGTGAACCAGGAAGGCAGTGCGCCCCCCCTCAACTTCCGCGACAGGGCACGGCCGGCGTAGAGGCACAATGGGGAGTCGGGGGGCGGGATCTGGATGGCCTCTTTGACGAGCTCGATGAAGTTGGGCGGGATAACGGCGTCGTCCTGGAGAACGAGATGGTGGGTGGAGAACTCGTCGTAGGCGAGCATGGAGCGCCGGCCCGTATCCCAGCGGTTGTTGATCTGATCCCACACGATCGGGCCAACGATGTCCTGGCGGGCCAGCTCATCCACCAGATCTGACACCATCTCCTCGCGCTTTGGGTGCGCCATGATGCTGATGGATAGAGTCGCCGGCTTCGCCACCGAGTAGCACCATGTATCGGTCTTGCCGAACCTGCCCCGGAGCTCGTAACCGTAGGGGGCGAGGAAGTCGTCTACGCGGGTACGGGCCTCGGCGGTGGACGCCTCGATGTAGAGCAGCGGTTGGTACATCTCCAGAATCCGCCGCGCCCCGGTGAGGACAGGGATCTCGCCGCCCTCAACGTCGATCTTGACGAGAGTGATAGGTTCCCGATAGTCGATCAGGTCATCTATGGCGTACTGGCTGATGTCGCCTCCTGGCTCGCAGTACGCCATCCCCGAGTTGGTGGGGTTGGGTGAGATCACCTTGACGCTACCGGGTCCGGCCCCCGCCGCGTATGGGAGCGGTATCACCCGCGTAGCTAGTTTCACGTTGAACCCAAGGTTCATGTTCAACTGCTTGAAGGATTCCTCACTCGGTTCGAGGGCAACCACCTTGTAGCCCAGCGCCGCCAGCCAGAGGGTGTGGTTGCCGATGTGCGCTCCCACATCAATCGCCGTCCCCACCACGCCCCGCTTCTCAATATCGGACAGCAGGTCGAACTCGTACCAGTTGCGATTCTTGATGATGACCCGAGAGATGTGGTCTTGCGGGTTGCTCAGGTTGAAAGTGACCAGACCCGAGGGTGAGTTGAGGGCAACCTTCACTTGTCGTCCTCGGGGGAGTAGAAGGCCACCCAATCGCTGAACTCTGGAGGAATAACCTTCGGGGCATCCTCCAGACCCTTCTCGATGTTCTTGCGCATCTGTCTCCTGCCGAATCGCGAACCGACCCAGAACCAGAAGATGGTGAAAATGAGGTCGTGGACGACATGTGACCACGGCCCCATCGTGTTGAAGTCAAACAAGCCGTTCATTTCGTTCATGGGTCAAGATAGAATACTGCTAGGCGATCTGCAAGCACTCCGTACGGTAGCCCGCTCTGTGCAGAGAACTTGTCAACGACCCGCCGTACCCCAGGGTTACGCGGGGTGTCGAAGTCGTCAAAAGCTACCACCCCCGTATCCGCCATGTGGGGGAGCCAAGCATCAAGATCAGCTTGGACCGACTGCTGGGAGTGGTCACCGTCAATGAACAGCATCCCCACAGGATACCCGTACATGTCGGGCCAGCGTTTACCGACCTCAGCTCCGAACCCCTGAATCGCCGTGATCTGGAACCTGACCCCCGCCATGTTGATCTGCCTGTAGAACGCCTGCTTCACCTTCGGGTCGGTGAACCCGTGCTTGCCGGACACATTGCCTGGTGCATCCCAAGGCTCCACGGCGAACACATGGGCGCCTAGCCCGTACTTGGCCCCGTTGGCGAGGTAGCTGGTGGACTTACCCTTGTACGACCCGATCTCAACGATAGGGGTGGTTGGGGGGATCGTGGCGGCGAGGCGCGCCAGTTCCCGGCCCTCGTCCTCGGGGATTAGGCCGGAGAGGCCGGCTAGGAGGATCCAGTCAGGCTCGGTCATTGGGGTTCGTGTCAGAGAAATTGGAAGCCTCTACAATCCCGGTGCCCAATCCGTAGCACCAGCCGCCACCATCTGCAAAGTCGCAGATCAGGTAACGGGAAACCGGATTCCAGCCCCATCTGGCCGAAGCGATCAGGAACCAACTGGGAGTACGACCATAGTTGTGAACCCGACCCCATTTACCTACAACGGATTCGGCGTCCTCAATGGTTAGCCCATCGGCTTGCTTCACCTGTAGGCGCGGGTGTGATCCAGATAGATATTGATATACGCCCTTCCATAGATTAATCAGTGCCTCCATGGCTCAGTCACCTATCACTTCAATTGTCGGCTCGAAGTTCCACTCCCAAACCAAGTCGCGGACCCCGACACTTTCAAGAAGCTCCTGCACTTCCTTAACGGTAAGGGACTCGGGATCCCTCGGCGTGGGGAACCAACCAGCGACCTCCCGTGCGGGAAATGACTCCTCAAAGATGAGTGAGATGAGGAATGAATCAGCCATCAACGGCACCCCTTACTCCTAGATACACGGCTATTTCCTTTGGCGTCCATAGCTTCTCTCCTCGGAAGTACCAGCCGCACCCGCGCCAGATGTGGCCGTAATCCCAGTGAACGTGAACGGGGTCAGCCGTTGGATCCTCCTTCGGGCTGCAAGGGTGGATAGGCCATACCTTCCCGTCACCATCTTCCATTCCGGGGTGGTGACATTCCCATGACGCGAATGCTTCCCTTTTCTCTGGGTATTCATCCACGGCGGTTCTTCCTTTCGATCCAAGGGGGGTGCAACACGTAGTAGGGCCAAATAAGAACGCTGATAATGGTACTCCTCACGTCGGTCGCCACCCACGCGGCGACGACCCCGCCCATGACAAGATAGGCCCACAGGCCCCAGATGACCGATCCCATCATTTCCGTTTCCTCCTGTTGTTCCATAGATGCACGGCGTATGCGTTCGGGTGCTTGTCGCCTTCCCGCTCCAGCTCATTCCACAGGTACGGGAAGAAGTACTGCTTGGGCCACAGCATGAACCTATCGGCACCCAACAGGAACGGTGTTATGTACTGTGGACCGGACTTCACGGTGTTCGAGCCCGGCATCATCGACCTCTCCCCCAGACCCATGATGATGTCCCGCATCACGCCGTAACCTAGCCGGGAGGCGAGGATGGCATTGCTAGCCCACTTCCCCGGTACCTCCCACGCCGCCCAGCCGTCCGCGTCGACCATCAACGGGTCGATCGGCTTCTGAGGCTTGAAATCCATGTCCACCCACACGCCGCCGTACTGGTGCAGGATCTCGTAGCGGGCGATGTCAGAGCGGTATTGATGGGGTTCCTTGGGGTTGATCTCCTCGGCGTTCGCCCAAAGGTGCCAGTTGTTGAGCCCCATGCGCTCAATGCTTCGCTCGTCCCACCACATGTACTCCCAGTTCGGGTGCAGGGTTTTCCACGCCGCCCGGTAGCCGAGGTATTCGATAGGGATTTCCGACCCTATCCACATCTGATGGATGATCTTGGGTATCACGGCAACTGCTCCGGGAATCCTTGCAACGCTGACACAGCGTTGAACTTCCTAGCCACGGCCAACGCCAAGTCGATGCCGTAATACGTCGCCAGAAGGTCTAGGTAGCAGAGAGTGTCAGCTATCTCGTTGGCGAGGTCGTCCAGCAGCTTCGTTCTGTCGGGGTCGAGGGGACCGACCAGGTTCACGTCGGCGCGTCGGATCTTCTTGACCACGTTGCAGGTTTCCCCGGCTTCGCCGGCCATCGCGTTCGACCAGTCGGCACCGGACCAGCCGGACGGACCGGGTTCGGGGAACCCAGGGTGCCATCGCTCGCATCGGGAGCGATTCACTTCGGAGAAGTGAGCGAATGTGAGATCGGTCATCGGTGTGCCTTCCATGCAGCCAGTGATTTCGAGAGATTGACCAACGATCTGTCCAAGTCCCATGACAGCTTCCATCTGGCTTCGGAACACGGGTTCTTTTCCGGCTCGCACAACCTCGGAGCGCCGCGGACGCCGTGGTTAGGGCAAGTCCATAGATAGGCGGGAGATTCGCTGTCGAGCCATTCACGGGCCTCAGCGGTGGTGACTTGGTTGGGGTGGGACATTATGGGCAGACCACCGTAAGGTTCTCCGAGTAGCCGGTGCGAATGGTATGGAGACGTGCCCCATGATCCTCACAGACGATGACGATGGGGGGCGGGGTGTCGTGGGGTTCCTCTGTGACCCCCATCCAATATCCGAACGAGAACACGGCGATGGCTATGACGAGACGGACAACGAAGATAAAAAGGCCGTTCAATGTGTCGCTCATAGTTCCTCCACTATCTGCGTGTGTCCGGCATGGAACTCCTCAGCGACCTCCTGCATCCACGATCCGCTCTGCGTCCACTTGGATCCACAGGAGCAGAACACAACCGACTCGTCACCCCTGGTGGCATCAACCGCATCCTGCTCCTCGGCGCGAACCTCTAGGTAGTGCGCGTAGCAGAGGCCACGGTTGAGAACGGGTTTGTCGCAACTCTCTGCGGTGCAGCTCATCCCTGCCCATCCTCCTCTGACCCTATGCTGTAGGGATCGCTGTCCGGTTCTTCCTCGGGCATCACGGGTGGGTTCTCGTCCGGCAACTGCACGATCACGTCTAGCGGCTCCCCGTCGCCCAGCAGCGTAGAGGGCAGCCTGCCGTCCCACTGGGTCAACCGCATGTAAGTCAGAATGTCGATGGTCAGCGACTCCTGAATCAACCTGTTCGCTTCGGCCACACCTTGGCCCTCCAGGATCGCAGCCTGCCGTAGACCCTCAGCCTCTTTGATGGCCTGCTCGGCCTCGAACTGAGCCTGCTCGACCCGCCTCTTGGCCTCGGCCACGTTCTGCTCAGCGATAACCTTGTCCCTGACCGACTGCATGAACTCCTTGTCGAACACGGCGTCAGCGACGTTGGCGTAGTCCACGATGATGCCGTACTCGGCCAACTGGCCTGCCACCGCCTCAACAATGGACACGGCGAGCTCGTCCCTGTTCTGCGGGAAGTCCTCGGCTGTCACCTGCCCGATCGCAGCCTTGGCGTGCTGGTCGATGGCGGGCTTGATGACCGTATCGCCGTAGTTCATGCCGACCTCTTGGTAGATCTCGGCTGCGCGCTTGGGGTCGATGTGGACGTTCACCGCGATGGGAACCACGATCTCCTGGAGGTCACTGCTTTGGGCGTAGAACTTGTCGTAGGTGTAGACCTGTGTGCGCACGTTTACGGGGGTGACGTGCTGGAGCCACGGGATAACGATGGACAGACCTTCGGGGCGCTCGTCGGGGGATACGCCACCGCTGAGGCTGTACACGACGCCGCGGTGACCCGCAGGGACGAAGGCGAGGGCCGGGGAGACGAGGAGCATGAAGGCGAGGGCGTAGAGGGCGATACGGAAAGACTGAGCGCCACTAGCCGGCCTCATGTACTCTGTCAGGGGCCGTTGTTCCCCATCCTCGATGACTGGCAGTGGCTTGTTGAACGCCCTGCGCCGCCTCATCCCCTGCAGGGTGAAAACGAGCGTGATGGCAAGCGGTACTAGCCAGATCGCAGGCCCCACTATGGTTTGGTAATTCATCGTTCCTCGGTTTCCTTATTGTCGTAGAATTGGCTCGTGATCGGTGCAGTCACGGCGCCACGTTCCAGTCTTCCAACGGATCAGAGAAGCAGCGCCGACACGGGGCGAGCCCACCCCGGATTGCCTCACCAGCGGTGAGCGTGGAGTCTGCGTATCGCCCGCACCTTGTGACCTTGTGCGACCACCGGACGCCCTGATGGAACACACGCCCTTTACCCACACGGACAACACCAATATCCTCGTCTTCGTAGGTCATGGCAATGGACGGGAACACCGGCAATACTCCCAAACACTGGGAGTCCGGCGAGTGACCCAGGCGTGGCCAAACATCAAGCACATCGGACGCTTCAACCACGGCATCATGGAGTTCTTTCTCATCGTTCCTGCTCTCCGTCCTCTCGCTCGATCGTATCTCTCTCCCCAACTCTATCGTCAGGCGGCTGTCGGGTCAATGACTTGTCGCCAGGGTAAGGAAAAGTCTCGTTCCAGTCTGTCGTGAACCCGCCGTCGTACAGCGGCCAGATCTTGTTGTTCGCCACGATGCTGCGGCACTCCTCCACCGTCATTCCCATCCCCTCGCTGATGGCGGCGCAGAACCCGGTGATAGCGGATTCGATATCAAGCTCGGGGTCATGGGAGGCTGCGTTCTCAGCCCGACACGATGCTGCCATGCCGGGGTTGCGGGTGCGTTGGCCGGTCGAGGTCACCACCACCCCGGCGCAGTAGCCCTCAAGGTCGGATTCGGCTAGTCGCCAGCGATTGGCGTCGAAAGGCGGAATGTGGCCCTGGGGTTGGAACAGGTAGGCGAAGGCGGCGAGCACCGCGAGGCCGGAGATGATGACGAAGAAGTGGGTTCGGTAGCGCCTAAACCACTTCATCGAAGATCACCTTATCTGGTCTGTAGCCCCTTACTCTGTCTATCAAGACCCACCTACATTGAACGGGAATACGATGAGTTGGCCCATCTGAGTAAACATCTATCGACAGTAACACCTTGTCTGGGTGGGGATTGAGGCTGGTACAAGGTTCACCGATGCCGGGAACATTGTAGTACCAAAAGTATTTCTTCTGTCGGGCGCACACCCATTCATACTCGGTCATGCGCTCAGCACTCCATCCATCTCGTCAAGCAGCTCGTGGATCTCCGTGCCCCTGACCTCGCCCTTGTCCGCGATGAGCCTAGCCACTGCCTCGACCTGTGGCACCTTGCTCGTCAACAGAAGCCCCACCTTTTCCAACGCCTCCTCAAGTATCGCCTCGGTCGCCAGCCCTAGCGCAACCTCGTCCTTGTCGTAACTACCGATCTGTCCACCATGACCGAGGGTGACCATGTGCATTGCCCTCTTTGTTGCTGCCGGGCCGTCTCCGCCGTGACCGTTGGACGCCTGGCCCAGAATCAACTTCTCGGCCACGCGGGAAGCCAACGAGATCTGCACGTCAGCCAACAGATCCTCCCTGGTCAGCAGCCAGTCATCCCATTTCGAGGTCGGGGCCACGAAACCACCCTTGCTCCCTCGTGGCAGAATACTCGCCGTCCAGATGTCCTGGCGGTGTCTGTTCAGGTAGTGGAAGGCAACGGCGTGTCCGGCCTCATGCACGGACACGCCCCACACGGCCTCCTGGCGTTCCCACATGTCGCCCGGCTCCCCGAACTTGATGATTGACATGGCCTTGGTCACATCGTCAAAGGTCACCACACCCGGCGTGTCCCGACCATCCCTGAACGTCAGCAGCACGGCCTCGTTCACCACGTCCTTGATGGAGGCGCCGGAACCCTGATGGTCGTGGCGAGCGATCCAGGCGATGTTGTCCTCGGTGAGTGTGTGGCTGGCGATCTTCCCCAGATACCCCTCATAGGTCCGCTGCCGGCCGTCAGCCCTCGGGTAGTCCACCTGCACCTTGCGTCCGAACCGCCCAGCCCTGAGCAGCGCCGGGTCCAGCACTTCCAGCCTGTTCGTGGCGCCCAGCATCATGTAGCGGTAATGCGGTGGCGGGATCGGCTTGAACCCGAGCATCTTCAGCATCTTGTTCAGGAAGCCGCGAGGTTCCTCCATGCCGTCCATCGCGGCAAGGAAGGTGGTGAGCGCCTGGGAGGACTGGTTGGAGATGAAGATGGGGGCGGGCTCGTCGGGGTCGTAGGGGACACAGCCCTCATAAACCGGAGTTGAGGTAGCGGAGCCGTTGATAAAGCGTTGGTACGATTCCTTTACCGCCGAGAAGTTCATGCCCAACCTGTCCAGCGTCTCCCCTATCACCCCGCCGCGGCTCCCCATGACATCAATCTCGTCGTAGAACACGATGACGCCACCATGTCTACGAGCTTGTTTACGGATCTCCCTGAACAGCATGAAGATCTTGAGCTCGGCTATCCCCATGAAGGTCGAGGCTGTGGCTCCCGGTGGGTACAGGATCAGAGGCTTGGAGCTCGCGTTGGCCGCAGCCTTAGCTAGATAGGTCTTACCGACTCCGGGCGGGCCATACAGAATGACACCCTTCGGTAGATACCCACCAGCCTCCTCTACCGCTGTGGCATCGTTAAGTATCCTTACCTGCTCCATGATCGCCTCACGGGCCTTGTCTTGCCCCCACACATCGTCAAATGTCGTCTGGATGGTGCCGGGCTGGATCACCTTGTACGTTCCCATCCTCACCATCGAGTAGAAGAAGAACACCATGTTGAGCATCGAGAACATGACGCTGATGGCGATGGCGATGAAGGTGGGGACGTTCTCGTAGGCGATGGGGATGGTGCGGATCACGCAACTGACAGCTCCCTCGCACTTGTCGGTCAGTGTGGAGAGGATCGACCCGTAGATGTAGAGGAACACGAACCATGTGAAGAGGCGCTGGAGCCGGATCCAAGCCTCGGGGGGCACGCGCTTCTTGTACCTGCCCAGGTACTCGGCTGCCCCCTCGTGCCACTTCGCCACGGTGCTGCTGGTGACCAGCAGTGTCTCGTAGACGGACCTCGCCACGAAGAAGGCGAAGGTGAGGACAAGGAAGCGTGCCAAGAGGGAGGTCTGGGCCGGCATCGGGTCGGCCCACTCGTTCGCCACCAGCCATAGGGCGATGACCGCCGGTACCTTCAGCTTCTCGACCAGCGGTTTCTCAACCCGCTTCACGATAGTTGTCGCCCTTCCTGTCGTACCCTCCACTGTAACACACCCTAGAGGGTCTTGACAACCCACCATTCCGTGCTGTAAGTTGGATGGGTGCAGGAGAACGCGAAAGCCGCCCTTCCTACCCCCGCTGACCTTCTCAGGGCTATCCACGCGGACGGGAACAGGAAGGAGTGCGCGTTCGTCGCTTGGGCGCGCGATCACGATGACGAGTACCTAGCCCCACTGCGCGAAATCATCTTCGGTGACTCGGTGTCATGGATGAGGGCTGCCGAACTGATACAATCACTGGGCATTGACCGCAGCCACACCACCATCGGCAACCATCGGCGCCGGAAGTGTAAGCAGTGCAATGAGTTCTTCCAGCTAGAGGCAGGCACATGACAACTTTCAGTGATCCGGCCTACACTGTCTTGGACGAGAACGATACCTCAGGGATTGAGGCCCTGCTGCTGGGTCGGCGTATCGTCGCTGCCGAGAAAGGTGAGTACGCTCGACCTGACACCACTTGGGGTTGTGATGCCACCGGCCGACTGACCCTAGACAATGGAACTCATGTCCTTGTTGCCCCCAACCAGGGCGACTGTGCCTGTTCCGCTGGCGACTACTACCTGACCGAACTTGCAGGGGTGGACAACATCATCACGTCGGTCAGGGTGGTCACTGACGAGAGTCAAGGGGAGTGGCAGTCTGCGACTGTCTATCGGATCTATGTTGTGGCCGATAGCGTCGAGATCAATGCCATGACGATCGAAGGCGACGATGGGAATGGGTACTACGGCACCGGATACGAGTTGATAGTGCTGCCCCCAGCATGACCAAGCCCACGCCCGACCAGCTCCGTGCCAACCTCGATGAAGCTGCCGACAACAAGGGCCTCCCCGCCGCCCCCACTCGTGGCCGGCGCAAGCACCCGGAAGGCTGGGAGCCCGGCGTGGTGTGGAACGGGACCGAAGGCAACCTCACTGTCCGAACCACCACCCGTGACCCCCAATGGGATGACCTTCTCAACGAGTGGGGGTTCCCTGCCGACAAGTTCGAGGTCATCGAGCCTGTCCAGTTCCGTACCTGGGACATGAATATGGGTGAAGCCGGGGTCGAGCGAGCTGTCTACTACAAGGCCGTCATACGTTCCCGTGCCGACAGTCGCCAAGATCTCGAAGTGCTCATTAACGATATCAAACGATACAAGAAGCTCAAGAAGGAACCCCTTGCCGGTGACGCCTCCCTCATAGCCACCTGGGCTGACTGGCAGATGGGGGCCGACGACTACGGGGGACCGGAAGCCACCAAGACCCGGTTCCTCGACTCGATCGGCAAGGTTCAGGACAGGTACCGCGATCTCCGTAAATCTGGCGTGCCCCTCGGTCAACTCATAGTTCCTAGCCTGGGGGACTTGGGCGAGGGGTGCGCCGGTTTCTATCCCCAGCAGACCTATAGGGTAACGTTAAACAACAGGGAACAACGTCGCCTGGTCCGCTCGATGGCCCTCACCGCCCTCCGCGAGTGGTCGAACCTCGCTCCCCGCATCATCGTGCCTGTGGTCGGCGGCAACCACGGCGAGGAGCGCAACGAAACCAACAACTCCTTCACCGACTTCTCGGACAACAAGGACGTGGCGATGATCGAGGATGCCGCCCTCGTCCTGGCCGAGAATCCTGACCGCTTCGGTCACATCTCGTTCATCCTCCCCAACCACGAGCTCGAAGTAACCATCGACGCCCACGGCCAGATCCTCGGGTTCGTCCACGGGCACCAGATCCAGAAGGCCACCGGGGCCAGTGTCCACATGAAGGCTGAGAACTGGTGGAAGGATCAGATGAAGGCCCGTAGACCCATCGGGGAGGCCGATATCCTTTTCGGGGGCCACTTCCACCAGTTCTTCATGCGGTCGGTGGGGCCGCGCACCTACGTCGGCTCGCCGGCCCTGCACGGCGGATCCCAGTGGTGGGAGTCTGTGAAAGGTGGTGGCGATGCTCCTGGTCAACTCACTCTGGTTGTTGACTCCGAGGGCTGGTCTAACCTCACAGTCCTGTGACTGCCCCCTACGAACCCGACGCTGATATCGGGGAAACGCTTGCCCTCCTCCATCTCAACGAGAACGGCAAAACCAAGCACGCGTTCTGGCGGGTGCTGGAGCGCCCCAAGAATCTCCGGTGGCGCGGCCTGTTCAAGTCTGGTACAATAGTCACCACGAGATCAGATACCTTCGAGTACGACGAGGCAGGCAACTTCGACCACGAGGGCCTAGCGGAGTATCTGGACGCTGATAGAGCACTGTTCGTGATCGAGGGAGGGAGAGAGTGATGGATAGAGACGAGCTAATGGACGGGATCACTGTCCATGTTCTGCCAGACGACGAGTTCATTGGTGATGCTCCGCTATTGGTGTTGGTAGCCGACACGAACGGGATCACACTTGCTCGGGGGACAAATGCCCGCTGGTCTGTGAAGATGACCAACGATGCCAATGGACCCATGCTCGTCATCAACATCGAAGCTGAGGCGACCCTGTGAAGTACGACAGCAAACCAGAGACAGAGGCCCACGCTTGGCGGGTGTTCGATCTGATGGCCGTAATACTCGAAGAGCTTGGCGAGCGGGCGCGATGGCACGACATGTCCAAGACCGAGCCTCCCGAGTTGGCGATCTTTGACGAGTTCACCCCGAAGCTCAAGGGCACCACCTACGGCTCCGACGAGTACAAGAGTTACCTGGCGGCGATGGGTGAAGGGCTCGCCCACCACTACGCCCACAACCGCCACCACCCCGAGCACTTCCCCAATGGGATCAACGACATGACCCTGATGGACTTGGTAGAGATGTTGGCCGATTGGAAAGCGGCTACCGAACGTCACGAGGATGGGTCATTGCTTCGCAGTCTCGATATCCAGGCAGAACGGTTCGGCATTAGTCAACAACTGGCTGGCATCCTGCACAACACCGCTATTCACTTAGAATGGATCTGATCTGTGAAGTTCCGATCCAGCCACGAAGTCGTCCTCACTGCCTTCAACGAGCTCAACGCTTCCTTCCGTGCCTGGATCGAGGGTCCGATCCACGCCTTCCAGGACGAGATCTCCGAGGCCCACGGCTCCCCCCTCCTGGTCACCGACGTTCGCCAGTACGAGGACGGGCTGGACACCATTCGCATCATCGGGACACCTGACGATCCCGGCGACGACAAGGCTTGGCGGCTCGGCCACAAGCTCGACTCCCCGGTCATGGCGGATTACAAGATCTGGGTGCCGAACAAGGGGAACCGCGTGGGCCGAACCTTGGAACGCAAGATGTCGGGTTTGTACTGGCGGGTGCCGGTGATCCCAGGAATGCCGGAACGCTGGGTTGACCCTGTTGAGATGAAGATGTACCGACCCACCTACCAGGAGGGTGAGGACGAGGTTGTGGCCGTGTGGGGAGATGGAGTGGTAGGCATGATCGTGAACGAGGTTTACTGGGATGCCGAGGAGGATGAATGAAAAACGTTATACCTGATGATGGCTACGACTGGGAATGGGGCACGTTGGAGTTCCCGATCCTGCGAGCCATCGGGGTACGAGATGAGGGCGTGTCGGCTACCCTTGCTGCTGTCCGGGCTGTGCCGGCAGCCTCTACCTATGTCATTTACCGGAGTATTCGTCGCCTCATTGATGCCGGATACATTGATGGTGACTACTTCCCAGACACCAAGTACGGTGACGAAAATCCATCGTACATGTTTGGCATCATCCGTGACTTGACCACCTTGGGCTTGCAGGTGGCGAAGATCTGGTGAATCCCTTTGACCTTCTCGTGAAACGTGGCACCCGCGGCTGGATCATCCTCGCCGCCTACGTTGTGGTCTGGGACAACCTCGCCCACGCCCGCAAAGGCCAAACCCTGTCCGACGCCTTTTGGTGTGGACTCACGTCGGTCAAGCTCTGGCGCCGGCTCCTCGTGTTCGGGTGCTGGGCCGTGGTGACCTCGCATCTGCTGTTCAGGACGCCGCTGCCTGTGATCCTGCCGCGCATGTTCCCCGAGCTGAAGGAACTGGTCAATGAGGGTGCGTGACGGTTACGACCTTGTTTATATCTGGTCTTGTTGTATGGCGAGTTACGAGATCGCTTGCCTTCCGCATGCTCCCCATCGTTTCAACCACTTCAAGGGCGAACTGGCTACCTGTTATTGGCGGTTGCGCCAGACAGCGTGGGACGAAAATTGAGCACTCCCGACTACCACTTCGATCTCAAGTACCTCGACTACGGGTTCAAGTGGGGGCCAGCCGAGATCACCCGCATGATCTCCCATCCCCGTCATGGAGTGCTCATCGGGCTTGAAACCGACTCCCACCAAGTTCAGATCTCCGTGTCACCAGGAGGTCGGTCTATTCGCTTCTGGGTCGATGGGGTGCCTTACGTCAAGCTGGGAACATGAGCACTCCCGCCCCTCGTTTCTACCATGACATAGATCCCGGCCCTGTGGACATGGGGAGGTTTCTCTCCCAACCTCGACCCTACGCCAATGGGCCGGTCCTGGCGGGCCACGTCGATCGCAATGCCGCCCTTATTGCCGACGTGGCCCGTCTCTACATTCCTGTCGGCGCCAAGGTGCTCGACATGACGTTCGGCAAGGGGCGCTTCTGGTCCGATATTGAGTCAGTCATGTGGAACGACTGGTTCACCCTGTATGACAACGATAACGACCTGAAGCTCGACACTTCATTCCAAGACGACTTCCGTCACACCCATTTTCAGCCGGAAACCTTCGACATCGTTGTGCTCGATCCGCCATACAAGTCAGGTGGCGCTCATTCCCCCGGCCCGATGGTGAATGACTACGGGCTCGACGCCATCAAGTCCACCACGCCCTCGGGCCACGGGAACGCCAAGGTGGTGTGGGAGCTCTACGAATCCGGTTTCCACGAGGCTTACCGGATCCTGAAGCCCAACGGTCTGCTCTGGTTCAAGTGCCAGGACTTTGTTGAGTCAGGCAAGCAACACTGGTTCCACATTGAGTTGTTCAAGCTGGCCCAGATGTTCGGGTTCTTCCCCAAGGATCTGTTCGCCTTGGTGGGGACCAAGAAGCCGATGATGCGGCACAAGACCCAGCACCATGCGCGCAAGAACCTGTCGTACCTGTGGGTGATGCAGAAGTCAGATCGGGGCTGGGAGACTAAAGGCGAGCTGGAGAAGCTGGCTCAAGTCCAGTCGTAGACGTAGAGATCTGACGGTGACCACGGACCAGCCTGGAAGAACACCCTCTCCCACCGCTTCGGCACTTCCTTCGACCAGTTACGGTGCCTGACGTGCGGGGCGTAGTCCTCGGGGTCAGAGTCGAAGTCAGATGAGTAGATGATGACTCGCCTATTGGCCGAGAACAGCAACCTCATGTGCTCGTAGAAGTCGTGGTCGTCAACAAGGTGGTAGATCACGTCGATGGACATGTGGGTGGCGCGAGGCTTGATCGAATCTCCGTCACGGAGAACCGCGAACTCCCAGTTGGGCCGGTCGATGAGATCCGCTGCTGCCATGATGGCTGAAGCTGAAGGGTCAATTCCCTTGTAGTCCCGGATCCCGTACAGGTTCGCCTGCTCGCCGTCACCGCAGCCGATGTCCAGCGTGTCGTAGAGCGCCCAGGTGTTGACCCGCTTCGCCTTCCACTCCGCTGCCTCGCCCTGCGAGCCCAGGCCGGAGTTGCCCCCCTTGCGATAGCGTTCCTCCCAGTACTGCGTCAATGGTTATGCCTTCGCAGGTTGTCCAGGTGGCCCTTCAGGACATAACCAAGATTTCCCTCAATCCGTTCCAGGACTCCTTGGTATGCGCTCAAAACTCGTGAAAGGTTGGCATTAGCCTCCTCGTATGAGTTGCCCTCTGCGAATATGCCAGTGGCCATGTGTGTGATGGTTACCTCTACGGCCATGTTGCCCCTCTCTCTCGGCCTGATCGTACTGTACCGGAAATCCCCGTGTTCCGCAACCAGTGGAACAGCCCCTTTACCGGGAGCACCTACGACTCTCCCGAATCAAACAAGTCGTAGGTATTCCCGCGCAACGCCCCAAACCGCTCATTTGTGTTAGCCTTCCCCCATATGCCTCAAGTATCGAACACTGACGACATCGCCGCCGCTTTGAGCGTTGTCGAAGAAGGTGGCCTGGTCCCTGCTGACGAGATCCCTGGTGCCCCCGACCCGGTTGTCCGCAAGCTCGCCTATCTGGACGAGATGGATACCGAAACTCTCCAGCGTCTCAGGGAGGCCCGCATCGGGTCGAACCTGCACGCCATGTACATTGCCTGGCGGCGACGGTCGGCTATCTCCCTCTCCTCCCAGGGCTTCAAGATCAAAGAGATTGCCGCCCTCCTCGACGTGGCCCCAGGCACCATATCTCAGGACTTGCGGCGGGTCCGCGAGGAGTACGAGGGCCTGACCACCCGTGAATGGGCTGTCATTGTCGAGGAACGCATCATGGAGCTCGACCAGGACATCTTCACCCTGCGTCGGCAGTTGGACACCATGCCTCACCGCTACATCGAGAGGCCGGCAGATGACGGCGAGGTTGAACTACTGGACATCGGTCCCGACATCGACCAGCAGCTCAGGATCCGCGACCGCATCATGGCCCTCAACGACCGGAGGGACAAGCTGCTCGGGGTGGACAAGGCTGCCGCTGCGCGCCACGTCGAGACTAAGAAGCTGGAAGTGGTGCTCTCGTTCGACCAGACCTCACAGGTGCGGGAGATCGAACCCACCATGATCGAGGCCGAGATAGTCGATGGCTAGCCTCGAAATCAAGCTGCCGGGCTTCCACTCCAAGCAGCAGCACATCTACGACAACATGCGTCGGTTCACCATCATGCGCGTGGGCCGACAGTTCGGCAAGTCCCTGATGGCTGCTGTGGTGGCGATCATTCGCGCCCAGATGAAGCCCAATCAGGTCATCATCGTGGTGGCGCCGACCTACAAGCAGACTCAGGCCATCTATGGGCGCATCCGTACCCTCTTGAAGCCGTTGTTCCGGCAGGACATGGGTGACGGGACACTGTTCGTCACCGAATACAAGGCCGACCTGCGCTTCGATTTCCACAACGGGTCGTCAATCATGGCTGCCTCGGCCGACAATCCCGACAAGCTGCGTGGCTACTCGATCAACCTCATCATCATTGACGAGGCGGCGTCGATGGACAAAGGCGAGGAGTTGTGGTTCGAGGTCGTGCGCCCTGCCCTTGCCGTCACCCACGGGGACGCCATGTTCCTCTCCACCCCGAAAGGTAAGGACAACTGGTTCTACCACCTGTGGAAGCAGTCTGAGTACGACATCGCGGAGAAGGGTGACAACTCCGAGTGGGCCTTGTTCCACTTCAAGTCCACCGACTCGCCGTACTTCTCCGAGGCCGAATCCGAGGCCATCCGTGCTGTGGGAGAGAACTACTGGCGACAAGAGATCCTTGCCGAGTTCACCGCTCATGCCGGCACCATCATTGGCCCCGAGGCGTTCAAGTACTACACCACCGTCATCCAGGAAAGTAACCTCTACTTCCTGCACGGGGCTGAGATGACGCCCGAGGCGAGCTGCTATCGAGCCATGACGGTTGACCTCGCTCTCACCAAGGGCACTTCTTCTGACTACACCGCCTTCGCTCTAGGGGACATGACGAGGTACGGCACCTGCTTCGTTCGTGACGTGTACCGTGACAAGATCCTCGGTCCCGACCTTGCCAATAAAATCATCGGGTATGCAAAACGCAATGCAGTCCAGGCCATCCACATCGAGTCCACCGCCTTCCAGCTTACTGTGGTGCAGGAACTTGAACGACGCGGGGTTACAGTCGCCAAGTTGCCAGCCAAGGGTGACAAGATTGCCCGTGCCTCCCTTATGGGGATCCGCATGAATGCCAGTCAGTTTCTCTACCAGCGCGAAGCCCCGTGGTTCTCGATGGTGATTGACGAAGTGACCACCTTTCCTGACGACGGCGCCCATGACGACATGGTTGACGCCCTCGCCTACCTGTCCCACGTTTCTGCCCAGTACGCCGTAGACGCCTCGCCGGCTGTGTTCGGTGGGGTGTCGCTCGATCAGGTTGCCCAAGCGGCTCGCCACAATCCGAACGAAGATCGTGAGGTACTTCATGCTACTCTGCGGGTAGAGAAGATGGAAAGGGACCGTCAACGTGCAATGGAACGCGGCGAGATGGCCCTTAAGAGGATGAGAGGACCGATGTGACAGGATTCGACAGGTTCCCGTTTGACTTCTCAGCCCTCCAAGGGGGCGGAAGTCGCAGGTTCTACCGGACCAGATACACCCGCGCTCTGTGGGATGGAAGAAGGCTCAAGATCTACGCCGAGGCCAAGGGACGCGTCTCTCTCGTCTACGACAAGGAAGTGACCGCCTTCACCGCCTCAGACCCGCAGCGTGTCCGTTGGGTGGACCCTGACGCCGGCAAAGAGTTCTCCCTCGTCAAGTCCTCGGGCTGTGGTTGCAAGTACCGGGAGCTCAGCATCAATCCGAACAAGACCCCCGACCCCGCGGTGCTCGTATGAGCAATATCCTGATTCTGGTGCTGGCGATGATGGCCACCTATCGCCTCGCCGCCCTCGTCTCCACAGACCTGATAGCGGAGCCCTTGCGCGAGTTCTGGCAGCGGCGGTGGCCTACGACAGACTTCTTCTACCCGGCCTCGAAGGTGGAAACAACTGACGCCACCATGCTCGTCGGTCTGGCCCGCGCCTGGCCGTTCAAGCGTGAAGTGGCCTACATTGACGGGTTCTGGCGCAACACCAAGGAGTACCGCCTGGGCACCCTCATCGAATGCTTCTACTGCGTATCGGTGTGGGTTGCTTTCGGCATAACCCTTGCAACATATGAGTCTCTTAGCCTTCCCTACGACTGGCTGTTCGTCCTCAACTTCTTGGGGATCGCGGGCGGGGCTGAAATCATCAATAACGTGTTCTCGCGGGAGTAGCCTTACTCAATGCCCAAGGTTTCTGAAGCCCTTACCGCTGCGAACATGCCCTCCGCGCGGTCGGGGGTCGCTGCCCTATCAACGGGTTCTCGCAGCAACATGTTCGCTGCCCACGGGATCCAGACTGCCACCCAACAGGAGATCTCCGAGAAGCAGCGGTTGGTCTGGGATGCTTACGACAACATCCCCGAAGTCCATTTCCTCGGTAACGGGGTCATCGGCGCCTCGGTCGAAACCCTGTCCTTCTACCCGGCTATGGACGATGTTTCCTCAGCGTTCAACTACGCCCAACCGATCGAGGAATCCGATGAGTACGAACAGGGCGACCTCGATCTGATCCACAGCCTCGTCGCCGGCATCAAACCCCCGTGGGGTCAGCAGTCAGACTTCATGCGGGCGCTCGCCATCAACCTGTTCTTCCCCGCCGAGGTCTACCACGCCGCGACATACGAGCGTGGCAAGGACGTGTACACGCATCAGCTCGTCCCGAAGCAGAACATCATTCTTCCGAAGAAGGCGGCGAACAACAAAGTCATTGAGTCGTACAAGGATCCCATTTCGGGTCAGAACGTGAAGGTTGGCGATTCGGGAACCCTTCAGCGCATTTGGCGTCCACACCCGGCTAACCCTAACAACGCCGACTCCCCGATGTTCGCTGTCCTCGAAGTTTTGGATGAGATGAAGTGGATTCAGCGTCTCATTTCGTCCATGCTGAAGAAGCGCGTTTATGTCTCGAAAATGCTGATAATGACTAACAGCATTCTGGGACCGGACTTCGATCCCCAGAGTCAGACCTCATTGGCCGGAGCTGTCAACAAGGTCGAGAAGTCCCTCATCGACCAGATGAATCGCAATATCCAGAGCGATTCCGACTCCGCAGTTTTGCCGATGCTCGGGTTCGTGCCCTTTGAGCATGTCAAGGACGGGTTCAACCTGATTGACGTGGCCGGCGACCTCCCTGAGATGCTTCTCCAAGTGCTGGAAGCGGCTCAGCGTCGGTTGGCCAACGGTGTCGACGTGCCGGCCGAGTTCCTGCTCGGAATGGGTGGATCGTCACATTGGAGTGCCTATCTGATCCGCGACCTCCTCTGGCAGCAGCACATCTTCCCGCTGGCCGGACTCATCGCCTCGTCCCTCACCAGCGTCTTTCTCCGGCCGGCTCTCCGGCGTGCTCAGGATGGTGGCAGATTCAAGGGCGACCCTGAGAAGGTCAAGCTGTGGTTCCGATCCAACCAGCTCCAAACCCACCCAGAGATCTTCACCTACCTCGTCACCGCCTACGACAAGGGCATCATCGGGAAGGGTCCGATCCTCGCAGCCCTCGGCATTCCGCCAGAGGCCGCGATCACCGACGCCGAGCTGAAGCTGTGGATCCAGTTGAAGCTGGCCGGTATGGGCACCACCGACGAGGTTGGCGAAGGATCCTCCATTGATGTTGAGAACGGGACAGTGGTGCTGCCCAACGGCGTGTTCCCGTCTCCCTCGCGGACCCGTAGTGGCGGAACAGTGAGTGGTGATGGCCCGGCCGATAGGAGCCGAGCCGGCGAGGATGGCCCGTCCCAACGTTGAGTTGGGCGACGGCGGAAAGGTAAGTTGAGGACATGGCTGAAGTAGAAACCGTGACCATCCCCGTTCGCATCGAATGGGTTGGCGGGCTCACCCCTGATAGCTGGACTGCCACCAATGCTTTTGATTACGTCACGTCCGAGTCCTCCCGGCCCTCAACCAAGTCCCAGTTCTTGCAGCTCACCCCGAAGAAGGGTCGCAAGTTCCGCGCCCTGCTCGTGTCCGAAGGCAAACGGTCCACCGACGGGCGCATGATTACCTACGGTGCCCTATACACCCGCGAGCCGCCCCTCCCCCTCATGTGGCTCAACCGGAACACCCAAGCCCATGAGGAAGCCATTTTCGTAGGCAACATTCTCAGCGTGGAGCGAGTCGGTGCCCAGGTCTGGGCTTACGGCGAGTTCGACACCAGCCCCGATGCTCTGGAAGCGACACGCCTGGTCGATGACAAGAAGCTCCGCGGCATCTCGATGGACACCGCAGTTCTCGACTACGAACTCATCGAGGAGGGCGAGAAGGTTCTGTTCGATGTGAAGCGGGCCGAGTTGATGGGGGCCACCATTGTTCCCTTCCCGGCCTTCGATGACACCTACATCGAACTGCTCGATGAGGATGACGAGAGCGAGATGCTTGTCGCCGCCCTTGACGCCATCTACGACTTCGCTGACCCGGCTGCCTTCAAGATCCCTGAGCCCGAAGTCCCGACCCCCTGGACCGTGACCGAGGATGGCCGCGTGTTCGGGCATCTCGCCCTGTGGGGTGAATGTCACCAGGGGATCACGGATACCTGCGCCCTGGCGCCACGCTCCAAGTCTGGCTATGCCCACTTTATGATCGGTCGTATCGGCGATCAGCATCTAGGCACCGTGACCATGAACACTGTCCATGTGGGCGGTGGCATGACACGCAATCAGGTGGCCCGCCACTACGCCGATACCGGGACCGTCGCCGCCTATGTCAGTATCGTGGACGGCAAGTTCGGGCCGTGGGTGTCCGGTGTTATGGAACCCTCTCTGTCGGAGATCGATCAGCGCAGGCTCGCCGCGTGTGGTATCTCAGGTGACTGGCGCGGCAACGAGCTCATCGGGATCCTCGCCGTGCCCAAGCCCGGCTTCACGGTTCCGCGCTACGCCGATCCTGATGCCCTGGTTGCCTCCGCTATCGGATCCTTTGAGTGTGTCGGTTGCGAGGAATCCAAGATCGCTGCGGCCGATGTTGCCGGGCTACTGGTCGAAGCAGAACTTGAGGCCCCCATCGAGGTCGAGTCTGAAACTACAGTTTACGTTGAGGATGAACTTGAGGACGACCTCGAACCCACTCCCGAGGAGATCGAGGCAGTGGACGATGAGCTGGCCGGCGACATCGACACCATCCTCGCTGACGTGCTTCGGGAGATGGAAGAAGCCGAGGCCGCGGCCGCTTTGGAGCGCATTCTCCTAGACGAATAACGTTCTCGTTCGTTGCTCAACAATCGGTTCGCGTTGGGGCCGTCTATATGATTCCCGCCGTATAGATGTTTCCTACTCAGGAGATTGGAAGAATGAACGACAAGGAGCTTGCTGAGCTTCTGGAGCGGTTCGGTTGCACCGATGGGTGTGACGACATGGAACTCGCTGACCTTGACAAGCTCCACACCGAGCTCGCAAGCCGGCGTTCTGCTTTGGAGGATTCCGCGGACAAGGACAACCTGACCAAGATCGGTCAGTACACCGCCCTTATCGCCAAGGTGGAGAGCAACATTGCGCATCTGCGCGCCGAGTTTGCCGCCGAGGTCGAGAAGGTCAAGTCTCAGGCTCTTGGCACCTTCAACGCCGAGACTGAGGAAGTGGCCGAAGTGGCCGAGGTTGAGGCTGTTGTGGAAGCGGATGACGCTGCCATTGATGACAGTCTTGCCAAGTTCACCGCCGCCCGTCCCTCCACCAACGTCGAGGACGAAGGCCCCGGTAAGGCGTTCAGGGGAAAGGTTGTGTACGCCCCCAACTCGGACGCCGAGGGCAATCCCATCGGTGGCGAGAGGCTGAACACGTCGGTCGATCTGGCACGGGCCATCTCGAACTCCATCGACCAGCTTGGCAACTTCGCCGGCCGCATGAACGTGATCCACGGCATGTACGAGAACGACGCCGCAATGGTGCAGCTCTCGGCTCCGATGGATCCCGAGCGGACCACTGTGGAACTGGCCCAGGCTGTCGAGCTCTACAACCAGCGCCAGGAAGAGCACCTGACGGCTGACGGTTCGTTCTGCGCACCGATCACCCCGTTCTACTCCTTCTGCGATCTGGCGAACGAGGACATTTCGACCACGCAGCAGAGCCTCCCGACCGTGCGTACCATCCGTGGCCGCGTGCAGTACATGGAGACTCCCACGCAGGATCAGTTCTTCGATCAGTGGGACGGCATTGACGACGATCTTTTCCAGGGTGTCGGCACCCGGTTTACGGAGGTTGATTCGCAGGCTGTCTCGGCTGCCGATGAGTCCACCTGGAAGCAGTGCGTCGAGGTCGACTGCCCGGAGCAACAGCCCCCGGCTGAGCTTGAGGCGCATTACACCTGCGTTACCTACAAGCACTTCACCTGGAAGGCTTACCCGGAGTACATCGACCTGTACACCCGCAAGGCCCTGCTCGCCCACGACATCAAGGAGAGCCTGAGCCTGCTCCGGCAGATCCAGGGTGTCGCCCAGACCGGGCTCACCTTCGAGGCGTTCCCCGGCTCGATCGGCGGGTTCTTCCTGGCACTGGACACGCACGCAACTGCCTACCGCGAAGCCTACTGGCTGCCTCGGACGCAGGTTCTCGACATCGTTCTCCCCGAGTGGGTGCTGAACATGCTGAGGGCTGCCTACGTCCGGCGTGCCGAGGGCACTGAGGAAGCTGAGGCCCTGCGCGCTTCGGACTCGTTCTACACGAGCCTGTTCGCAAGCGTCAACCTGCGGCCCAACTTCATCACCGGCTGGCAGCGTCTGGCGACGAGCACTGATGGGGCCGGCACCTTGCTGGACCCGATTGCGGCTCGCCCCGATGGTGTCGCCGTGTCGAACACCTGGCCCAACTCGTTCCTCGCCCTCCTGTGGGTGCCCGGCTCTGTGGTTCTCCTGGAGGATCCGAGCTGGAACATCGCACTGGAGCGGCTGCGGGACACCACGCTCCAGCGGCAGAACAAGTACAGCCTGTTCGTAGAAACCTTCTACGGGCTCGCCTACCCCTGCCCCTACGCCGTTCAGGAAATCCTGTTCAACTTCTGCCCCACCGGGCACGCTGCTGGCAGGGAAACGCTGAACTGCGCCAACCTGACGAGCGAGAACTCCCCCTCCTCGTAGTAGCAACAGCCTTGAGGGCCACCGGGACTTCGGTTCTGGTGGCCCTCTCGCGTCTGCCCCTTGACACGGGTGTACGACGCGGGGTAGGATGATTCAGTGTTCCGACGCAAGGATCCCAGTATCCCCCACGAGGACATTCAGGGGGAACAGCACGGGTGGCGCACCTGGCGGATAGGTAAGTGGGCTCCCGACCAGCGCCCCATCCTGATCGGTCAGTACGCAACTTCGTGGCTGTTCCCCACCCTCAAGGCTGTCCATGTAGGGAGGGGTGAACCACCCCACGACCCTACCGAGGCCCCGTCTAAGGACTGTGCCTGTGGCATATGGGTACAGAAATTGGAAGTGGATTCGACTCGCTGGCTGGGTTCCTGCATCAATGCTTCCGGCTACGTCAAGATCTGGGGGCGCTACTTTGAGGGCGACCGCGGATGGAGGGTTCAGAACGCCACCATCACCGGGCCGCTCACCATCGAAATGCACTGCGCTATGTGGAGCGCGCCCGAGATGCACAGCGGTATGCTCGGGGCCTTCAAGTGCAGCGATGATGTGGTTCGCATCCATGACAACGGCAACGGATACACCTGTTTCTGCGCCCGTCACATTCCCTCCACCTACCCTCTCGTTACTCCCTACTATGATGGGCGCGCAGATACAACCGTCGTCTACAACGTAAGCGAGTTCGCATCAATGGTGGTGCCGGTCTTGACCAAGCGGTACGGCTGCGATGTGTGGCTTTGGAACGATCTACTGGAGGACTAATGGGTGATATTGGGAAACCACTGCGGGAAGGCGAGATCTTCCCGGTCGAGATACCGAAAGAGGCGCCACCTGTTGAAATGCCGGCGCCAGTGCCCGCGACACCTGAGCCTGAGCGCGAACTAGTCCCAGCCTGACTTTTATGCATGAGGGATAGATGGTTATTATCCTTCACAATGTAGGAAAGTATCGCGCATGGACGTAGCCTATGTGGTGCGCCCTGGTGAGGCCAACCAGGAGCTGCGCTACTCGTTGAGATCACTCATCAACGTCCCCCATGACAGGGTGTTCATCGGTGGCTACGTCCCGAAGTGGACACGCAATGTGGTGCCGGTACCTCGCCGGCAGACCTCGATGCGGTTCGTCAACTCGTCGCTGAACCTGTACGCCATCTGTCAGTCGGACATCTCTGAGCAGTTCATCTTCTTCAACGACGACTTCTTCGTGATGAGGAAGCTCACCGAGATAAAGCCCTTGAACCGCGGGCCTCTGGATGAGGTCATGGAGAGGCACAGGGTCAAGTTTGGTAGGAACTCCTATTACCACGGGATGGCGACCACGCGGGACTGGCTACTGCATCGCTACAAGATCACTGAACCTCTCTCTTACGGGCTCCATATCCCTATGGTGGTGGACCGAGACTTGATGTGGCGTCTGTTAGAGGAAACCCGGATCGACAAGCCCCAAGGGAGGCCGCAGTATCACATGCGGACCATATACGGAAACGTGGCAGAGGTCGGCGGCGATGCTGTTGGGGACGTGAAACTGGCGGGGACCAGGAAGGGCGTCGAGAGGTACCGTTTCCTTTCAACCAGTGAGAAGTCGTTTGCCAGCGGAAACTCGGGCCGGCTGATCCGGGCCACCTTCACCGACCCCTCCCCCTATGAGGCCGCTGTGGTGCGCCCTACGCCCAAGCAGCGGGTGGACCGCAGGATGGTGAAGCGGCCCGTCATCAACCGCTAACAATCAGGCTGTGTGGGCCGTGGGGGTATTCTGCTCGCCATGACCGCATGTACCTTCTTTGAGGTAGACCCTCCCTCGCGTACGCCATCGCCCGATAACCTGATCGCAACCTTGGAGCGAGCTGGGCTGGTCACGCCGGACACCACGAATGGGCACTGGATCGGCGGTATCCAGTTCCGTCCCCGTTCCTGTGGTGGTGGCGGCATCCATGTGGACAACTGCTTCTTCAGCTCCGAGTCCCCCGACTCGCCAGGCGAGGAGGAGAACTGCTCGCTCAAGGTGTTCAACACCTTCCACGATTCGGTGGCCTGGAAGTCCATGCTCATCTTCTCCTCAGTCCATTGCTCCACGTTCTCCGACAGTGCCGACGTGAAGGCCGAGGCAGTTTCGCAGTTCGATATCTCCCGCGACGCCATCGCTGCCTTCGAGCTCTACTACGGGCAGGCGAACCGGCTGGAAGTGTCCGGCGAAACCTGCGACGACGGTGACCCGGTGCCGGCTAACCCCTTCATCGCTGACGCCCTCGCCAACTCGTTCCCCACCGCTGTCACGCCGGGCGACTGGACGACCGCGACGACCTTGGATCCTGTCGCCGGCATGGCCCTGATCCTTGACGAGATTGCGGCCACGGCTGCGGGTGCCCAGGCCGTCATCCACATTCCGCCCGGCCTCGCTGCGGTGTGGCTGGCACTGGAGCTCATCGACCGGGTAGATGGCGTGTTCCGTACCTCCGTTGGTGGACATCTCGTGATCGCCGCCCCCGGCTACTACGGATCTACCCCTCTCGATGACACCGATCCGGCCAACTTCGACGGCCACTCTCCGGGCTTCGTCATTGACGGCGGCTTCTGGGTCTACGTTACGGGCGGCATGGGTGTGTACCTAGATACGGTGGACACCAGCAACACCTTGGAGCACAGACGCAACAACTACTTCACGGTGGTCGAGCAGTTCGTTCTCCCCTACTTCGATCCCACCTGCCCTCGGTTCGCCCTACCGATCGGTCGGGATTGCTCCAGCCTCGACCTTGACTGGTCTGTTACGGGAACTCCCGTTGAGCAGATCTTCAACGACCAGTACATCACCTGCGTTGACCCTGATGGTGGCAACGAGGGCGTACCTATGGACCCCGCCATCTTCGTAGGCGTGAACTACCCATCTTCTAGCTAATGCCACCTTCTCTATACCCCCCCGCCGAATGGATCAACGACGGGGACTCGGGTGGAAGCTGGACTGGTGCTCCGTGGCGAGTGGTTCTACACACCACTGAGACTGAGACAATCCCTGGCTACCTGAACGGAGAGGTTGCCCCTCATCTCACCTATGACCCCGCCAATGACCGTTGGGTGCAGCACAACTCGTTCGTAATCGCCGGCCGAGCCCTTTTCAATGGGCCAGGTGGAGGAGAGACAAATCGCCAGAACGCCCTCCAGGTGGAGATCGTCTGCTACTCGGACAAGGGTATCGCAGACAAGGTGGATGGCATATGGGTGGGGGATCTTGAGATCGACCATATCGCTGCCATCCGCGCCTTCATTGACTGGTGTGTGGACAACTACGACGTGAAGTTGAAGTGGCCGGGCAAACAAGCTTTGTCATACGGCGGGGCCAACGCCCCTGGGTTTCGTATGACGATGAGTGCATGGGAGGCATTCGACGGGGTGTGCGGGCACCAGCACATACCCGAGAATTACCATTGGGATCCCGGTGCGCTAGATTGGGCTACCCTCATGGCCGAGGAGGAAGAAGAAGTAGTGACTCCTGAAGATATCTCCAAGATTGCCAGCGCCTCCGCTACGGCTACCTTGAACAAACTGACGAAGCCCGTTGGGGATGCCCCAGTTGGTCAGGGGGTGTGGCAATACGGCGGGGTCTTTGACAACGATGACCCAACCGACAACGCTCAGAGAACTCTCCAGCGTGTCCTCATTGCGGTAAACGACCTTGTTGCTCGTGTGGATGAGTTGGATGGTAAGATTAACGACCTACTGGAAACGGAGCCTGAATGAGTGACCGACTAATCGCATCTATCCGAACCCTTGTGGCTGCTGCTGTGGCTGCTGCCGTTCTGTACCTGACCGACAACTTCGGCCTGGAGCTTGACGGTGCTGCCATCGAGATTGCGGCACTCGGCATCGTGACTGGTGTGTATAACTGGCTGGTGAACAAGGCAGCCGAAGCCTGGCCGTATTTCGGATATCTGCTCGGGATCCCCAAGACTCCGACATATACGAGTACACCGACGATGACACCGTAGTACTCACCCACTACGGCGCAGCCCCCCAGCGACCTAGATCTGCTGGGGGGTTTTCGCGTTATGATCCCTAAGTGTCTAAACCTCGCCCTCGCAATGATGTCGCAATCACCCTTTTCGCCCTCGCCGCAGCCACATACGAGATAATCCTCGGAGGCGGTCGGTTCACTGTGTTTGCGTTCCTCTCAACCCTACTCGGGGTGCCTGTTATAGCCAGTCTTGAGTCGGCGCGCCGTGAGAGGCGAAACGCGAGGAGCAACTAAGTACCATTGCCTGATGGCTGACTGCACATGCGCTTGCCCTGGTCCCACCTGCATCACGGGCGACGACACTATCGACGCCACAGATGCCGGAGGTTGCACCACTCTCGACCTGGTGATATCGGACTCGAACACCGTTGACCTGACAACTGTAAACAACCGGCTAGAGGCCACGATGATCGTGGACCCGGCCAACAACGTCATACAGGAACCGGGCAATGGGCTCCATGTACCTCAGTTCGCGGTCGGCGCGTCGAGCAAGGAACAGTCGTGGACTGAAACAAGTATCGGGGAGAATGTGCGTCACACCACCGACCTATTGGTCCCTACTGGTGACTGGTTTATCGCCGTGTTCTGGAATGCTTGGATGCGGAAAGTGAATCGCAACGTATCTGAGCAGGGAGCCGAAACCTTCTGGTTGCTGAGTGTGGATGAGTTCAGGGGTCGGCGTAAGCGTCACCGCTGGGGGGCCACTGCTGGGCTGCTTGGTCATGCTCAAACCCAAGTTGCTGTAGGCGACAGTTACGCGAAACGGATAACTCTTGAGGAAACCACTCTCATCGAGTGCAGCGTGCTAACCGGGATCACGTCGAGTCGCAATGAGGACAACGAGGTTGACTACCACTCATCCATCCTGTCCGTTCAGGCGATAAGGGATTTCTGAGATGTCTAATTGCCAGTGCGTTTGCTCCCAGGCAGTGTGCCTAGAAGTTGACCCGCCCCTGACCTCGGCGTTCACCTGCGGATGCGTTGAGATTGGGGTCGAGACAGCGGATACTGACACTGTGAACCTGGGCCTCGACAGTCAGGGATCCCTGACAGGGGATGCGATTGTGTCCCCGTCAGATGGCAACCAACTCACCCCGAAGGCCAACGGCCTGTTCGTGCAACAGCCCTGCTACGGGGCCACAAGCACCACCGGCTCGTGGACGGAGAGCTCCCGCGTGTATGTGGTCCGGCAGTCGGTTTCCCTCACCTTGGATGCCGGACAATGGCTCATCTATGGGTTCTGGAATGCGTGGATCACCAAGACCAATGCCACCGCCTCTGAGGAGTTGGCACGGTTCGGTGCAAAGGTTGACATCGACGGCGAGGAAGGCCCGCCGTCCTACTGGCAATGGGGCGACACCGAGGGCGTATTGGGTCACTTGAACGCTGAAGCGTCATTTGGTGCCCACAACACGAGGCTTATCAACGCTGGCAACGGGGGAACCTTCGACATTGATGTGCAAGCCTTCCGCGAACCGGATGGGGCCTCCAACAATGTTGATGTGTCGGCGTCAAGGGTATCAGCCATTGCCATCAAGAGGACGTGGGACTGATGCCCATATGCAACTGCGAACATGACCTGGATCAATGCGTGGCCGGGGTCGCGCCGATTCGTCACGTCCTCGACGGCGGTGGTTGCGTGCAGGTGGGGCTCGACGCCACCGACTCGAACACTCTGGACTTCGAGACAGCGGGAGGCTTGACCGCCACCGCCATCATCGACCCTGACGCGGCCAACGTCTTTGAGGCCACGGCATCGGGTCTACGCGTCCTGCGTCAAATCATTCCCAACGCCTCCGGCTACACCAATTTCATCACGAACACGGCTGCATTTGCCATCAAGCAGTCCACTTCCATCGCCTTGCCATCGGGTGGCAACTGGTTCGTTCAGGCATGGTGGTCGGCGTGGGCCGAGAAGGACACCGATGAGACATCTGCCACCGCTTCGCGCCTGGAGTGGCGTATCGAGATCGCCGGAACCGATGGCCCCATACGACGGTGGAACTGGGGCGAGCGCGAAGGTTTGCTGGGTCACGCCAACTCCCGCATCGGGCTACAGGATTACTTCGGCATGGTGGTCGCGGGTAACCAGACCTTCAATGTGAACATTCGGACAGCTCGCAACAACGCGGGTGTTGACAACAATGTGCAGATCTCGGCCAGTCGGATCATAGCTATCGCCTACAAGCTGTAGCAACCAACAATCATCCGCGCCGGACCCCCCTGCCATAATCCCGTGGTAGCAAGTCGCATACGAGAGGTTTATTGTGGCGAATGAGACATCTGGACTGACCGGACTCGGCGTAGCCGCATTCCGCGTCAAGCGCCTCAACTGTGACGGCACTCCGGTCGATACTGGGGACGACAACTGTGATGTCGCCGGTTACGCCGGATGCAAGATCACTCAGATTACCCGTACCGCTATCGTGGTTGAGGGCGAAACCTTCACCCAGGCCAACGCTGCGGGGCTTCCCTGCGTGAACGTCACCCTGGAGGACACCACCACCGGGTATACCTACACGTTCCAACAGTGTGATGTGGACTACGAGCTCAAGGAGATCCTTGGGGTCGTGCCGTCGCTACTCGTGGACGCCGAAGGCGACACAATTGGTGCTCAGCTCGACGGTGGCACACAGTCCTGTGGCTGTTCGGTTGGTGACGCCGCCTGTCGCGACATCGCCCTGGAGTACTGGCTCAAGGCTTGGCGCTGTAGCGAACAGGTTGGGTTCTTCCGCCATGTCGTTCCTCGCATCAAGTTCACTTCCGGTACCGAGACTTCCACGTTCGGCAATGAGATCCTGCTCGAAACTTTCACGGGCGACTCGAAGCCGAACTCGAACATGCCGGTCACCGGACCCTGGGGCGACATTCCTGCCGCCACAGTTGTCGACGGTGGCTCGCCTTCGGAGTTCTTCGAAGCCACTCTGCCTGGAGCCGTTGAAGATGCGGTTCTGCTCGGCACCTACATTCCGTGCGACTTCACGGGTACGTCACCATCTTCGTAAGGTTCGCAATTTGACGGCCCGCCCGCTCAACCCCTCGGGGTTGGGTCGGCGGGCTGTCCCGGCTTGAGGAAGCTACAATGGGAAATCCGCTGAGGAACAAGAGGGTACAGGGATGGCTTGCCGGTCTAATCAGTGTCGGTGCGCTGGCCGTGGTGCCGGCGATGGCTCAGGAAGATGTTGCCGAACCACAGGCAGCGGTAGCGGGCGTGTGCTCGTTCGTGGATGCTGTGGGGACGATTTCGACGTGGCCGTGCGATACGAACACGGATTCGACTGTTCCTCCGACCACGACGGAACCTCCGACGACTACGGAGCCCCCGACGACTACGACGATTCCGCCGACTACGACGACGACCGAGCCTCCGACCACCACAACCACAGAGGATCCTGACCCGCCGATTGGCCCCGACCCGACTCCTGTTGGGTCTGGCCCGGATGCGTCATACGATATCTACATCATCGGTCGCCTCGGCTCGCCCGACGCGGTGATGATGTGGCGGGCACCGTACTTCCACGCACTGTCCTCGGGTGCCGGATGGGACGACGGCGACCGCAGCGCGTACCGTTACGCCTACGGGTTCCTCCACCACAACCCGGCCGGCCCGGAGCCGGATGCCCAGGTGTTCCGGTTCTCGTTCGCCGGTGGCTACGGCGGCACCATTGCTGTCCAGGTCGGTGACGAGCGGATGAACGAGGCCGAGAGGTTCTACGACTGCACCCGCTACGACGTGGGTTCCAATGGTGCGAATGACGCGCATGGTTGTGGGATCGTTGGCGGGCCGGCTGTCTCCGAGCTCCGCGACTCGCCGCGGCCGGCGTGGATTGGTCCCACGGCGCAGCCACCGGATCGGCGTCCTGTCCTTAGGGTTGTTCACACCGCAACGGGCCAGGTGGTTGAGGTCAGGTCGTACCTGAACCCGGTGAGTTTGGATCCGGGCACCACGTTCAGCCCCATCCAGCATCTCACTTCACCGATTCAGGTGTCAGGTGATGCCGTGAACCCGAACAAGCCGGACGCTTACGACTCCGGGCCACACACCGTGTACGAGCGGTTCGTGGTTGGGGCCTGGCTCGATGGTGACAACGCTGTCGCGGTCTATTACGACATCTTGGATCCCGACTACCATCTCGACATCTCTTACCCGCTAGAGGACTAACGACGTGACGCTTCTAGCCAACCGTCCACTTATCTTGGTGCTGGCGTTCCTCCTGCTGGTCATCTTCGCCGCGGGCATGATGGTGATATTGGACGACTCCAAGGCCGAGGCTCATTCGCCTCCCTGTAAGACCGCTTACCCGTGGATGCGGTACAAAATCACGGTCTATGTCCTCCCTGACTTGTACTGGGCATGGTTCTACAACGCATCGACGGGGGCAACACACAAGCACGCCTGCTACGCCTGGCAGTTGTAATGGGTGGCGAAACTGGTGAGGTCGAATCTGGTTGGACTGTCGACACGCTGCGCCTCCACGCGCAGCAACAGGTCAACGACCTACGGGCCAGCACCGAACGCCAGATTGCCGACATGCGGGCGATGCTCAACGAACGGTACGAGACACAGACCCGTGCCGTTGACGCCGCATTCATAGCGCAGTCAACGGCGATGGCCACCGCCCTGACCGCAGCGGAACGTGCCGTGGCCACGGCCCTGCTGTCAGCGGAGAAAGCGGTGGCTAAAGCGGAGGCCGCCGCGGACAAGAGGTTCGAGTCGGTTAACGAGTTCAGGGGCCAGTTGGCGGATCAGGCGGCGTCGATGATTACCCGTGCTGAGGCTGAGTCGCGGTTCGCTGCGATCATCGACAAGTTCGACTCGGAGGCGGCCCGCACGGCGCAACGCCTCAACGAGATCAACGACCGAATGAATGTCTCCCAGGGTCGTGTCGCGGGTACGGACGCGTCGGTTGCCGCGACACGACTCAACGTGGGGCAACTGATCGCTATCGGTGGCGTGGTGGTTGCGTTCTTTGGTGTCGTCGCCATCGTCCTCATCGCTGTCCTCTAGCCCGGCTAGGCGATAGGGTGACCCTCTACACGGGTGCAGGCGGCGGATAGGATATCTCCATGCCTACCGCCCCCTGCACCCCGTATATCACACATGCCGAGTTGCTGGAATGCTGCAACCTCGGATCTGACGCTTCCCCAGAGGATGAGGACAGTTCCTTCATCTCCCGCGAGGTCGCATCCTCCTACCTGTTTTACGCCACAGGTCAGCAGTTCCCTGGCATCTGCGATGTGTTCGTGCGTCCCCAGTTCGAGTGTACGCCCTGTCAAAATGGGGCGCTGTGGGAGCCGCGACTTATCGAGGGCCGTTGGCTGAACCTGCGCTGTGGCCAGGAGTGCATCTGCTCTGATACCCGGTGCGGCATCTCGCTTAGGAACTGGGACGTGCAATCAGTGGTGGACGTGTACATTGACGGCTTCCCTGTCGATCACGGCCAGTGGTTCTTCAACAACGGCAAGGTGTACCTGCGCGAAGGTTGCTGGCCCGATTGCAACCGCTGGGACAAGCCAGCCTTCCCCGGTTACGACTCGGAGATCTCCACTGTGGGCGAGGAGAGCGAGTTCGAGGGCACCTTCGGTATCCACATCATGGCTGGGGTGGACACTCCAGCGCTGGTCAAGCAGGCCACCAAGGAACTCGCCTGCCACTACCAGAACATGTGCGAATCCGGGTGCAACCATTGTGATGTCGCTATCGGGCTGTCCGACAAGGGCACCATCGACTACGCCTTGAACGAGGTCATCCCCTGGATCTACACCGGCATCTTCTCGGTGGACGCTGCGGCGCGCATGTACAACCCTCATGGTTCAGTCAAGGTGCAGGCCCGCTTCTGGTCCCCCGAGGCCGACAGGGCCATAGTCGAGTACCCGGACGGCTTCTAATGGCCCTGCGATTCGGATGGCAGGACTTGGACTCCATCATGGAGGGCCTGAAGGGAGCGGCGGTAGCGTCGGCGGTTGCTGGGGTGTCTGAGATCTACGCTGACGCCAAGGACGAGCTGCGCCAGAACGCTCCGGTGGGTGAGGTCAAGCGGACAGTGCATTTCGCCAACCCGTCGATAGCTGGCGGGACGGTGAGGCCAGGGGGAAGGACGCGCAGGACCGTCAACTTCGCCTATCCCGATGTGGATATCGTGGGGGCCGGAGATGTAGCTCATGTCACCTTCACCGCCGAGGCCCTGATGGCGCCTCAGGGTATTTACCAGAACGACGCCGGCAAGACGAAAACAGTGCGAGCTCGCCCCCCGTTGAAAAAGCTGGGCTGGATGAACGGTAACGAGGGGGTGTGGCGCTCGTCGTCCACATCGGTAGTCGGAGGCAAGCACCGCGGCTGGATCGAGAGGTCTATGTCTAAGCAGTTCAATGCCGGCGCCAGGATGGGCCGGGCCTTCGCCCAGCAGTTCACTGGAGGGGGCCAGATCCGACCTCAGCCGGCGCTGATTCTGACCTCCGGGTTCAGGGACATGTCAGGTAAGGGCGACTGGTTCGGATCCCACCAGAAGCGCGCCAAGGTGAAGGATCTGGCGCTGAGGAGCAGGTGGGAGGCGGCTAGCAGGAGGGCGCTGGGCCAGTGGATCAGGGTTGCGCGACGGGCTGCTACGAGGTTCGGCTAAGCTGGGTGTGCTTGCGATACCGATGCAACACGAAGGCCCCCGGACCAGTTTACGGGGGCCTTCGTGGATTTTATGCCGGGGTCGGAAATCCGGTGGTGAGCAGCTACCTCACGACGTTGATCGGACCCCGGCCCTTCCAGTATACCACAGGTGGATCTGAAGTCAAACGTGCGTCCATGTCCTCCGAGCCACGATTTGACCCACATTGGTTCGGTCTACCCCGTAAAGCCTACCAAGGGTTGCTTTCCTTACGCCCATCGAGGCCAATGTTCTTATCCTCATCACATCTTCTCGGGCGAGCTTGCTGCTCCAGATCCGCTCTCCCCTAGCCTTCGCTCTCACATACCCCTCATCATTGAAGGGCAGTCTGCCCTTGGCGTAGGCATCCTTCATGTTGTCGCTGCGAGTGCCTTGGAACAAGTGCGCCGGGTTACAGCAGGGAGGATTGTCGCAGTGATGACAGATCATTAAGTCGCTATCCAACCCACCGATGGCAAGATCGTATGCGATTCTATGGGCCATCTCTGCCTTGCCGGCAATCTTGAAGCGTCCGTACCCTGTCGGGTCGGCAGCAGCCATCCAAGGCCAACATTCGTCGTCGCCTCGACTGTCTACCTTTGACCAGAACCTATGTTCGTAGTCCATCTATCCATTCTACCACAGGTGGAGCAGTGGGAAATCGAATCCCAGTCCCGAGCCGAGCCTTCCGGTTTACGGTCGGTCGAACGCCATCCGCTGCCCCTAGCGCACCCGCTCCAGTGTACCGCCGTGGTCGTCCTGTAGCCAGATGTCGCCGGAAGTGTAAATAATGTAGGTCCGGTTGGTTCCTACCCATCCCGACCCGCGGGGAATGAACTCAACCCAACGATACGGCCCCTTATCCTCCACGTTCCACTCTTCATCCCATTCTTCAACAGTGTTCAGATCATCCCATGTCCCATACTCTGGGAAGGTGCCAGGCTCAACCTCGCACAGCTTCGACACCTTGCGATCACTACTGACTAGCTTCACGTTCATCGCTCTTCCTTGCTGTTGCCTATCGTTAGGTACTATAGTGGCGGAATGCCCGCATCCACCATCCACACCCATGCCGCCACCCTAGCAGCCGCCATCTGTGAGTGCATCGGACTGCTCGACCTGGAGGACTGCGACACCTGCTTCACGCGGGAAACCCTGTGTACCGGCAACTGTCCCCCCAGCCTGGGATGGTGCGGTGGGCCGGAATCTGAATGCACCGGCATCTTCGTCAACTTCGTGGGCACTGACATTGACCTTGAGAATCGGTGCAATGTGGGCAAGCTCGCCAAGTACGAGGTTGGGTTGGTGATGTGCCCCCCAGCTCTACGCAGTGTCACCAATCCTGAGTTCGCCGCCCACCAGGAGTTCGCTGAGTGCATCATGTTTCTGGCCGAGAGCGTGTGGGGCTGCCTGGCGAATGTCATGTGCGACTGTGCCGAGTCGCTTACTGTCGGTGGCCTCGACATCATCGAGGTCGGTGGAATCCAATGCCAAGACGATCGGTTCGTCATCTCCGTTTCTGTTAGGGTGTAACACATGAGATACCGATTCAACCTTTCTGTCTCCCCGTGGCGCCAAGGCCAGGTGGTGACAGCGAAAGAACTTGGTGATAGGCTGGGCGGGCTATTGATCCGCAACTTCATCACCGAGATCGAGGACAAGCAACGAGCGAGGAAGAATGAGACTGAACAAGGACGGGACAGCCACCCTGCTAGTCAAGGGAGCCGAAGTGTCGCTCCCCGTGCCGACGTGGGGGCAGGTAAAGGGAAGGAAGGAAGCGTTCGAGAAGATGATCGAGTCACTGGCTCTGATCTTCACGACCGTCTTGGACACGATGACGGAGGACGAGAAGAGGATCTACGACAGGATCCTCCAGGAGAAGTCAAGGCGCACCGCCGCGTCCACGAAGGAGGGTCTGACGGCTGACGAGGAGTACAACCTGCTCCCCGAAGATGGACAGGAGAGGGTTCTCTCACTGTTCAAGGCCGTTCAGAACCAGATCAACACCGGAAAGGAACTCGCTGCCCACTGGTGGGTTGACACCGTGAAACTCCTCACTGAAGTAGAGGTCGCATCCGACGACCTGCCCAGCTCCCTCGCCTCAACAGACTCGGTTTCCACTTACCTCAACCACGTTCAGACCGTCCCTTTCCAATCTGGCCCCTAAGCGATGAGGGCGACAGCGACCCGCTAGCCCTCGACCTTTCACCACTGGGACGAGGGGCCGAGGAGTTGGCGTTGGAGAGGATCTTTGCCCATCGCTTCAACTGGTCGAGGGATCAGGTGAACGACATGCCTTTGCACTACATCGGTGCCTTCATGCACGACTTCGAGGCTGACGGAGCTCGGGCCGAGGCACAACGCGAGGGCTACACCCCCGACCCCAACCAGAGGGTCATCTACGACCCGCGGGTGCCTCTGCGCTGGCGGTCGAGGAACCCGGTGGCGGTGGACGCCAAGATCAGGCAGTGGAACAAGGCGCATCCCGATGAGCCGCCGATTCCGCCCCCCGACATCAGGCCAGTCTGATGTGGTATACTGGTACCGTCAACGCAGGGGCCTAGGCTCCGAGCAGCGACAGGGGAAGTGGCCCCCCTCACCTTTACGAGCGTTACCTCCTTCCGCCCGTACTGGTGAGGGGGGCTTCTGCGTCCGGCTACACCTTATCGATAGTCTTGCCGTTGTCGCCCATGATGTACATTTCGCGATCGTTGGAAGCCACCACCGCGCGCATGTGGCCTGTTTCCTCGTCCCGCCACATGGCGTACTTGAAAACCCACCAAGGCTCCGAGGGGCAAGGCTCCGCGAGGCTACCGTTAGGGACGCAATCGTAGAATCCGTCAGGGTCGCCGGCCTCGTCAAAGAGGCAGGTGAGATATCCCACACCGCCAACAGGGGTGTCCTGCACGACCTCGTTTAGCGGGCGATCCGTAACGAAGCGACCATACTTGAGGTCTGCCGACTTGGGAGGGATGAACAGGTCGATAGGGCCATCGGCCATAACCTTCACATACATAGCATTCTTCTTTCGTCTTGTCCCGCGGTGTGCGGGCCTACTGACTGCAAGGGTAGCAGCAAACTACCCGAAACTGGTCCCATGTCACCGGCTAGGCCCTCACCAAGCAGCGGACAGGGGAAGCAACGGCTACGCTTGCGCTACGCCTAAGACCGTTCCGCTCGCCAGAGGCTCGCTTCACTCTACGGTTGACGGGGCGCTGACAATGTGATAGGATGGATCTGTCCTGCCCCGATGGGGGTGAGGGTGGTGTACACCCCTGAAGCTGGGACACCAGCGAAGGCTTGCGATGGCCGGAGGACGGAAAGAATCGTCGGTGCCACAACCGGGACACTGTGGACACGAGCCCTCCTAGAAATAGGGGGGTTCGTCGCGTCAGGGTCTTGACGGAGCTGTTGGCCTGTAGTACAATGGTTGTAGCGGGAGACTGCTGCTTGGTGTAAGGGCATACTCCCTAAAGGCGCAGGCGAACGGCAAGCTTTCTGAGCGGGGAAACCCGTGGAGGACCGTAGCTTGGCGGTAGTTTAAGAACGAGGCGTCGCTACACGCCTACTCCCGCTAGCCGGCGATGTGGCCCCCTCTGTGACGATGGAGGGGGCCACTCAGCGCACTTCTATAGCGCAAACGATATAGTTGTGCTAACGCCGTTCGAGCAGTTTGCCGGCCACCCCAAACTCTGCCTGCCAGCCCACCCACTCGACCAGGCCCCAGCCCTCTTCGACGCGCCGGTTCAGGATCCTGGTGAGCGCCTGATGAGCCTCCAAACACACGGGGCGCAGGTTGGCGTGGGCATTGCCGCCACCGAGGGACCGCGGGATGATGTGGTCGATGTTGGCCGAACCGTATGAGCCCTGGTGTGGCAGGTGCTTCAACTCAGGGATGCCGCCACACCAGCCGCGGGTGGCTAGCTCTCGGAGCAGAACGTGGGTCGGCTGAGTCTCCCCCTGCATTCTCTTAGGTAGCCGGTAGTGGAGCTCGTCAACCACGCGGCCAATCCTACCCTTTGTGTGCGAGCGCAGCGAGCCTAGCCGAAGGCTTCTTCCCCTGTCGCTGGTTGGTGATGGGCCTGGCGTTGACGACGGGGTGCGCTACTGATATCATGCAGGCATGGAACGTGGAAACGAGATACGTAAGGTCGTCACAGTTGGCCTAGCAGGAAAGACCGCTCTTCTTGCCTTCCAGTGGGAACGACCGCAGAATCGCTGGACGTGGCGTATGTGGACGTACAGCACTGGGCCTTGCAGCGTGATACCGGAGCGAGATTACCTGACGCGGATCGGGCCGTGGCTGAACGGTCGAGCGGTGTCCAAACTCCACGGGGAGAACCTGCTGGTAGAATTACCTACAGAGCTTCTGCACCCGAGCCTGGCCTACAGGAAGAAATCTGACCTTGCTGCTGCCTAGCAGCCCAGCGCGTCATCATCCTCAGTAGCGAAGTAGCCTCTGGCCCTCTGCGCCTCTCGCGCCCCTACAATCATGTCGCGGATGCGCTGACTCACCATCCACCTGTCGGCCATAGCGGCGTAGGGGCCGTCGCCAGCCCGCAGGTCGGTCACCAGCACCCCGCCCTGGCTCATCCAGCCGGAAGGTACCTCGATGCGCGGTGGATCGAGGTTGACGGCTGGCCTACTGACCAGCACGCCATCCGCCCATGTTCTTCGTCGGCCGCTCGTGGTAGGGGCATTTGGACGCCGGCCCCTCAACCCACCGCTTGCCGCGTGGGTGGCGGTAGCACATGTGCCTAATCATCTCGAACCGTGCTTCGGATGACGCCAGCACGGCGATAGTGTGCCTGGGCCTGGAGCACCAACCCGTTCGACATGGCGGCGTTCCCGAGTCGTTCCTCGTTGCGGGCACGCTCTTCGCGGGGGTCAGCCTCGGTCCAGTATTTGTCATCAGAGATGTCTGGCAGATCGCCAGCTCCTCCGTAATGATGGGTGCGAACTCTCTCAGTCATCGTGCCTTCCCCCTAGTTGGACCCGTATTCTCGGGTGTTCGTCATCGGATGGGTAGATAGTCAATGAAGATGTCTCCCCAACGGCCAGCACGTCCTCACCGTTGCTGACCCTGTACCTGTGTCCAGTCACATGATCGTCGGGGCGCCACGTCATAGCCCCATATTTTACCGGCTGGCCCTCATGGATGATCGTCCATGTCTCAAGATTGAGATGTTCGCCATATCCGAATACGTCGATGTCCTTGTAAAGAGACCTGGCATAGGTGGTCATGTTCCTTCGGTTCCTCCGAATGCTCTCAGGATCGCGTCAGCTATCTTAGGCCCAACCCCCGGTATGGCCAGCAGTTCGGCCCGAGTGCCCTCCCACTTTATCGGTAGCGTGCCCCCTAAGGCCCCCAGGATCGCCGTAGAGCGTTTCTGGTTTACTCCGGGTACACTTTGTAGCAGAAAGGCAGAGAAGGCGGGAGAACCCACGTCACCGTACCTGCGGTCAACCCTGGCGGTGAGGCCAGAGGGTTCGCCACGCTGGGTGTACTCGTGCAGTGTCCTCACCACCCGTGCCGTGTCGTTCTGGCTCTGGGACCACTTCACGGCTATCCCGTGGTTCAGCCACAGCGAGAACTCCAGGTTGGTCAACGCCTGGAGGTTCATGGATCCGTAGTCGTACATCAGCTCGCCAGTCTCGGTGAAGTATGCCTGACCCTCCAGCACCAGATACCGGATGGCGAGCTCCTGCATCTGGTCGATCTCTTTACCCAACCTCCCGTCGCGGAGGGAGGCTAGGAGGTCAGCTGGGAAAGCCTTGCGCTGGACCCCGACGAGGCCCATGGGTGACCCCCACATGAAGTCAGCACCGTACTCTTCGGGGAGGTTGGTGGATTCGCCCAAGGCGCGGAGGGCGGGGTCACGCTCGGCGCCGGAAACGAAGATGGTCACCGGGTTTCTCGCCAGATCACAACCAGAGTGCCGAACAGGAAGCACAGCGACCCGGCTGCGTAGAACCAGTAGGGAAGCAACCTCATTAGTCAGCCACCACCGACCAGTTGCCTCGATCCGCCGCCAGTAGGTAGCTCATACCGAACCCTCCCCCATCCTTGCTCTCACCCACCAACAACTGCGAGGTTGACCGTTCCCCCCGGTCCTTGATGTAGCTAACCACATGACCCACCCCTGTCCTACGGATCAGCATGATGGTGTGAACCTTGTGATCCAGCGACTTGTGACCATCGGGCCTCAGTCCAATCTGCCCGTAGTCCAGCCATGCCGAGTTGTCCGGCTTCGGCTTGCCCTTCGGGTTCTCGTAGTGCTCGAAGATCTGCTTCGGCTCAGCGGTGGCGAACAGGTGGGCGCCCATCTCGACCGACAGTTTGAGCACAATGTCATGCTCCCACAGCCCGAGGAAGGCGTTGCGAATCATGATCCAGTCGTCGGGCTCGATCAATGGACCTTTGCGATCCTTGTAGGCATCAGAGAAAGCCCTCTCGAACTCAAGCTCGTCCCTGGTCATGCCGTACTTCTTGTCGAAGAACATGCGTTGGGCCTGCTCGTAGCCCGTGGATGCGGTGTCGCACACAACCCAGTCTCCGGGCTTGATGACCTCGCGCAGCCCCCGAGCCCACATCTTATAGAGGCGGAAGTCGGTGGTCTGGGTGACATGCACGTTCTCAAGGTGACCGTAGGCCGACATGGACCGCTTTACGGCCTGGTCAGTATCCGCGACATAGAACTGCTCGCCGGACCCGAGCTTCTGAACGAGGTCAGCGATGTCGAGCCAGCACTGGGTCTTGCCGCCACCTGCGGGACCGAAGATGAGGAACCGTTCAGGGTCGTAGCCGACATTGACGCCGGCCAAGATGAGGTCGGGTGGTTTCAATGCCATATCTATCGGCCCTTGTCTAGTTCGTAGGCGCCTTTGTCGGTCATCACTACAAGAACATCGCCGTTCCTACTCCCCTGAACGTAAAGCCAGTCGGCTAGGTCGAATGTGATAGGAGAGAATCGCACCCGCGCTTGGTGAATAGCAGCGTTGGCGTAGTCCGTGTGGTAGAAGTGGGTGAATGCCCAGTAGACGGGATTGTTGTCTGCCATCAGCGTCCCCCTAGTGCTTTCTCGATCAGGTACTTCACAATGGCCGTGAACTTCCTGGTCCCCAGATTCCTCTCGCCCCAGTCAGCCAGAGCCGAGTGTGTGTTGTCCGAGATCCTGATGGATCGGACGCGAGTACCTTTACTCATACGAGCACCTTGTTCTTCCTTGCCCAACGATCCCATTGCTTCAGGGTTCGTTCCTCCCCATCCATATCCCACTCTGGGTGAATCTGGGCTGTACCTGCTACAACTTCAGCGGCTCGGTACACCCCTAGGCCCCTATCCCATAGTGAGAAGATCAGGTAACGACGGAGCGTAAGCCTAGATGCCTTACTCATGCGTATCCTTTCGGCCCCTTCACGTTCAGCCTCCGGCCCTTGGTCTTGAAGTCCTCAAATCCGACACCGTGATCCTTGAGGAACGCGGCCAGCTTCTCTCGATCCTCTTTGTCATAGGGTGTAATACTAGCAGTGAATCCCGTCAAGGTCTGCACTTTCCCGGCACCCACCCTGGCCTTGATCTTCTCAGACAGCTCAGCCTTCTGCTTCTTGATGCGGCCCTCATCATCGAGGAGGCTCCGGTACACCATGAGCCAGCCGTCGAGCTCGTCGTCGTCAACCTCCTCGACACCATCCAGCCCTGGCAGGATGGCGAGACAGGAGAGGACATCGCGGTGGCTGCACTGCCACTTGTTCGCATCCGGGTCACAGTACGAATTGTCGTAGAGCACGGTGCGGTCGGCGGCGTACCCACCCACGATGCGTGCCACTTGCCCCAACCGATCATGAATAGCCGTTCTGCCATACGGGGCCTCCTTGAGAATGGTGATCGACAGCTCCCCGGTGTTCCGGTTCTTCACCGTGTACAGGACCGGCAGGCCGTGGCATGACATGTAGTGGGAGATCTGCCAGGCGTGGCCGGGATGCTTCGAGAAGGTGGGTACCCCATTGACCACCGACTGCATCCACAGCTTGAACTGCGCTTCGGACTTCGACTTGCACTCCCACCCGAACATCGCATCATTTCCCAAGGCCCAGATGCCCTCGTAGTGGCCCGTAATACGAAACCTCATGTCGCCCACCTTGTAGTCCTGCTCGCAGGTGCCCTGTGGATTGACGAGATGGAAGCCCGGATACTCCTGTTCGATCTTACGGGCCACGGCCGGCTCGTGTAGGTGACCTTCCTCGGCCGAGATCATCAGAGCTTCGGAAGCTGGTGGAGCCTTGTGGCCGAGAATGAGGGCGGCAATGGAGCGCGGGCAGTCGCCTAGGGTCGAGGCGCGTAGGTAGATGATGCCGCTCTGAATCTGGACGGGAGGACGGTCGTTGGACTGGTCGAGGGTCATCGGATCTTCCTCAAGGTCACTGTCGCATGAGAGTTCAGGATCATGTGGTTGCTCAGCACGCCTCCGACCTTGGCCGGGTCTGGACCGTACATGCGTACTCCGCAGGTGTCGCAGGCAACCTCCCAATCGGCGGTGGAGCGCTTTACTGGGGGCTCGTCAACAAGGCTGGGGTAGCGGACGGGTAGGAGATCCCAGTCAACGAATCTGTCGACAATCGACTCGACAAACGCCTGGCACTCCGATGTGCTCCATCCGTCAGGGAGCATCAGTTCGTTGTGGAACCAGAAGTTGTAGTCGGCTTCTCGGGAGGACTCTCCGTTCTCGTAACCTGTCTCATAGCAGGCCATACATGGCTTGGGAGGGTTAGTGCAGGTGTGTTCGGGCCTCATCAGAAGTCTCCCGAGTATCTAGCTGGTTGTCTGCTGTTGGTTCGTTCGCGATGGCAGTTGGAGCACACCACTTCACACTTCTCAATCTCTAACAGGATCTTGCTAAACGCCATCTTCCGACGACGCATGGTAGATATCGGGTACAACTTTTTGCCTTTCTCGGGTATGTGGTCAAACTCCATGACGTATGGTGGGTACTGAATGCCGCAATCTGAGCAGGGAACGCCCTTGCGCGAGTTGATGAGATTGTCTAGCCCCCTGCCCCGCTTCCTCGCCAGCTTGAAATACCTTTCCTTGTTCCGTCGATAGTTCTCTCTACCTATTTCATTATTGCACGGACGGCAATACCCAGCCCGATGAGCGTATACGGGAGCATCCTCACACCTAGGACATATTCTCTCCACTAAAATGCGCCGTCCGCGACCTGCAAACACGTCAAGCCCAGCCTGCGCCACATGGCTACTACCCTGTCCCTGTCATCAAGCACCCATAGCACGTTGTATCGGTCCCTGATGTGGGTGTTGAAGATCTCCAGCTTCACCTGATCGTCGGGGCGCTTGTCGTCGGCACGACGCATGAACAAAGCGTCGTAACGTATGCCTTGATTCTTGAGCCATTGCTCAGTGTCCTCGCGGCATGAATCAGGTCGTCCCGACACGAGCAAGGTGCGAAGGCTTCTTTTCCCCATGCTGCATTCGTTGAAATGAAGATCCAGATAGATGATTAGGTCATCTATTGGGGTGTTGAGACTGTCAGTGGAGACAAGGCTGTAGTCATAGGGACTACGGTTGTGTAGCGCCAAGGTACCATCAAGGTCAACGATGATGGCCTTGCGTAGTTCCTCGTTGTGGACAACAGGTTCAGGTGTCAGTACCGGGTCAGCCGTCAGGTCAGGTGCAGCCGGCAGTACCCCCGCAGCCTTGATCCCATACCTTGCCGCCGTGTCCCTGATGAACTTCTCGCCCACGGTAGGGACTCGGCCGATATCTCGGCCCACCAAAACATCAAGGGGCTGCTCGAAGTCCTCAACCCTCACCGTGGCCCCGTACTTGTGGCCCAGCTTCGCCCACTCGCGAACGTACTTGGACTTCAGGTTCATGGCGTCGGCCACCACTGACCGACCCGACTTCAGGGCAGCCTCAGCCATCGCCTTCTCGGCCACGGTGATCGACTTCTCAGCCTCGTAGGTGTAGAAGGGCCGACCATGTAGCGACATGCGGAGGTCGTCACGGTTGACGCGGATCCTGTGCTCCGGGTCGTCGGCAGCCCAGGACCGTGCCCAGGTGGACTTGCCGGAGGCGGGGAGGCCGCGGGTGATGATGAGCTCAAGCATCGGCGCCCCATTTCGGTTTCGCATCTCCGCGCGGTTTCAGATCCTTCAGCGCCAGCATGTAGATGTCGGACAGGCTGGCCCCGTCGTAGAGCTTGAACAGCAGGTGGCGGCGGGGATGATCCTGCGCGCCGATGGCGAAGGACTTGCGATCAGTGGACATGTACTTGATGCCCTCAAACGCTATCTCGGCATCAGATACCTGCCTCGACGCCTCAGTATCCAGTTCCAGGGCCACTTGCGTAGCCCATCCGTACAGTTCGTCAGGTAGTTCAGCGGCCTTGGCGTCGAAGGTGTTGCGATCAGGGTCCATTAGCCACTCCCACACCACCCGCTCGTTGAGCCCGAAGATGATCTTGTGGCGGGCCAGGTAGTCGGCCTGCTTCACCTTCCACATGTGTTGAGGAGGGCCGCATTCGTAGATGACGTAGCCTTCGGCGTTGGTGCGATCGGGTAGGGCTAAGGCGTCACGCGCCTTCATGTGGATAGGATAACTGGGAGATATCCACCCAGTATCTAGGCTCACGCCGGCCAGCAGTTTCAACTCCTCAGTGTCCCCGTAGTCGAGCACGATGCGGTTTTCCGGGTAGATGATCTCGAACAGGTAGGTGAGGGCGGGCCGCATGTCCATAGCGGCTCTACCCCAGTGTTCCTTGAAGATCTGCCCCCCTCGCACTGCCTGCTCCGACGTGAACGATCCCCGTGACGCCATGTGCCACTGGTCCCGGTACCAGAACGCTATCCCGAGGCTCCCGTCGTGCTTGTCGGTCACCCACACGTCCTGATCGGGGTCGAGCTCAGGCGCGCCGGGTTCGCCCACGTTGAAGAACTTGCGGAAGGGGCGGGCCACAACCTCGCCAGTGTCACGATCAGCTACGAGGCCGCGGCAAGTCATCGTGGTTTCGTTCCAGTGCCGGGCGTAAACACACTGCTCGGTGTAGTTACAGATGTAGAGGGGTAGGGTTGGATGCTTGGCACATCTAACATTGCCGGCCTGTACCTCAGCGTCTAGGTCTGGTGCGATATCGAGGACAAACACCATCAGGACTGCCAATCCTTAGCAGCTTCTCGGAGAACGGCAGCCAACATGATCGCTGTCACGATGCCAAGGCTGGTACCACCCACGTATAGGTTCTCACCTTCAATGATGTCAGTGATGAAACCGGCCAGTGAGAACCCCCACATACCTCCGAATATGATTCTCCAGATCAGTCCGCTCATCCCATCTCCTCCCTCGTGTCGAACCTTCCGTACTCCTCAGCCTTCTCCACCGACGAGAACACGAACAGCACCATCGCGTGCCAGGCCACATGCGAGACATGAGGCAGGCCGCTATCCGGGTCCAGATCCTCGCCTTGAAGGAACGCCGACAGGTGCCGCATCAGGGCCGCGTAGGACAGCGACCAGTCGTAGCCTCTTCGCCAGTTGTTGTCACCGTAGATGCCGGCGCCGAACCCGCAAACCTCGGCCAGTGCCCATAGGAACCGCTGGTCGATGAGGTCGAAGCGAGCTGACTTGGTGCCCTTTTTACCCCCGGTGTCGGAGGTAACGATGTCGCGCTTGGCCTTTTCGTAAGCCTCGCGGTACTCGGGGTTATCGAGGCGTTGATTTAGATACCTCTCTGCCCCTGTTTCCTCACAGGCTTCACCGTATCCACATTCACATTTCCATGTTGCTTCGACCTCGATTGGGGATACGGGTTCACAGTTGGGTGGATCTGCTAGGCACCCGATTGCCTCACCGGTCCAACTGGTGTGCAGCATCTCCTGAGGCACCATTTCAGTTTCCCCATCCAGCGTGTTGATGAACTTGCGGCGAGTCTCGTTACGGGGCTTGCAGTACTGGCACCGACAGTCCATGTTGAAATTGTGTTCCCCCATGACGTGGTGCCACCATGCCTCCTCGGTCACGGTGCCACCAGCTCAACGAACTCGTCCCATCCGCGCACCACCTGATACCTCTCGTCCCTCTCCATGATCTCGAACGCTCCCCAGTTATGCGCCTGGCCGAACAGCACCCCGTTTCTATGCTCCCTCACGTTGTCGGGCCTGTCGTCAAGCAACCACAGCCCATCAGTGTTCTTCTTGTCGCCCTTGCCCTGGAACCAGATCGAGTGGTACGGGATCTTCCATTCCTCCAACCAGGCCGACGTGTTGGCGATGATCTGGGCGTGGAACATGGGCCAGCCCAATCGCTGGGTCACGATCCTGATGCGGTAGCCGGCCTCATCGAGCCTGCCCATACCCTCCACGGATCCGTCGATTGGGAACCCTTCGCGGAAGATGTACTCAGCCGCCAGTCCTTTCTGCACCCAGCCATTGAACTCGGCATCCGACATGTTCCAGTCCACAGTCGGGAAGTTCCAAGTGGTGGCCTGACGCGGGTACCTCTTGAACGAGTCGTGAAAGATGAAGTCGGACACGACCTCGGAGAACACGGGGTACACCACGCCGTCAAGGTCGATGTCGATAGTGGGTCGGTCAGTCACGGAGCTCCTTCTTGACCTCTACAGAAGCCCACCATGCGCCGGTAGCAGTGTAAACCCTGATATCACCTACAGTCTCCCACCCGAACCACGCGCCACCTAAACTGTTCCGAAGCCTTCGGATAGCCTCATCCTTTGTGCCGGCGCTGGATTCTGCATTTGCTGTAACCTTCATGCCCTTCTCCTGTCGCTCGTCACAACAGCGTACTACACCGTGGCGGGAGTGTCAAGAACGCGACTCACCCCCCGCGCAGATCAAACGGGGGGTGAGTGCGGTGCGGCCGTCTTGCGAGGGCTGCGATATAGCGGCTCAAGGAGGCGACTGGTCGTTACATGCCTCTGCTAGCGAGGCCCCCAGCCGTCTGAACTTGTTGACCGCTAAGACCACTTTATCACAACCGCTTGCATTCTGTCAAGAGGACATGTAACGTTACCTGTCGTGATTGAAACTGATACAACAATGCCGGTCAATGTCCAAGACTATTCAACGATAGATACTGATTGCACCGGCATCCACGAGGAGCCGGTTACCATCACCCCAGGGTGGCGGAACCGAGCTATCTGCTCTGAGGAAACCTACGACCAGTTCTCGTGGTGTGGGGAGAGGGCCAAGTCCAGGCCCTACGAGAAGGCTATCTGCTGGGAGGAGTGCCCTGTCCGTAAGGAATGTCTCACCGAGGCGATAGTCCAGATGGAGAAGCACTGCATCTACGGGGGTTACAACTTCGGACAGCGGAGACTCATCTGGCGTAGGTGGAAGGATGCCGGCACTCTCCCTGACGTGGAGCGCACCTATGTGAACGCCGAAGAGATGTGGCGTTTGGCTACCGAGTCCTCGACCTCGCGTTATGCCGAAACAGTCAAGCCCGCCCTTGATTACGAATACGACGAGCCCAGCGAGCGACAACTCCGGGCCATAGAGGACGAATCCTCATAACCGCGGCGCCCACCAACTAGCATCCGATTATGGCGAATCAGAACTTCCGCGTCGGGGTGTCCGCCGACGTTACTGCTGCGCGCACTGCCCTCCGTCGCCTTGAAGCAGATTTCAAGGACATCAAGATCGACTTCAACTCGGGCACCGTCGCCGTCGAGTTGCAGAAGGTAGAGCGGGCCATCAATGGGGTGGACAAGTCCTTCGGCACCCTGAACTCGAAGCTCACCAACCTCGCTGAGCGTTTCCGCACCTTGGACCGTGCCGCCGATCCGGTTAACACCAAGCTGCGTGATATCAAATCAGTTATCAATGACTTCGATACCGACGCTGACCGTGCCGCCGACAACATGCAGCAGTTGGCTCGTGCCATTGTCGCCGTTGACCGTGCCCTCAACAAACTAGAGCCGCAACGCAGGGAGGAGCAGTTCGAGTCATTTGCCCGCGGGGTGGAGCGCCTGCGCCGGGCCTTCGCTACCACTGACGACGATGCTGCCAAGTTGTCCCGCGAGATCCGCGACCTGGCCGACGCTGCCCGTACCGCTGACCGCGCTACCGACAACCTCGGACGCTCGGTTCGCCGTGTCCGAACCACCGCTATCGGGCCGGCCGGACTCGCTTCTCGCTCTGGTGGTTCCCCGTTTGGGTTCATCGGTGCCTCCGGTCCCCTCGGGTTCCTCGGCATCGGTGGTGTGGGTGCTGGCGCTGCCATCGGGGCCGGCGTCATCGCAGGTATCTCGGCCCTCGCCTTCGGGATAGCGACGGCAACAGGGGCCACGGTTAGGTTCGTCGCTGCTACCTCTCAACTCTCCGCGGAGTTCGACCGCCTGATCCGTACCGCCAACGTGCTCGCGGGTGGTGACGCTCTCGGGGTGTTCTCCGAGGCGGCTCTCCGCGAAGGTGCCCGTACCATCTTCACCGCCTCTGAGGCTGCCGAAGCCCTCGGTGAACTGGCCCGAGCCGGCTTCGATGTCGAGGAAGCCATCGGTGCCCTGCCCGGTGTCCTCGACCTGGCGGCTATCGAACAGACAGACCTCGCGGCCACATCTCTCATCGTGGCACGGACTCTCCGTGCCTTCCAACTTGACGCCTCGGCTGCCGGTGTGGTCGCTGACGTGCTCGCGGAAACCTCCGCCGCGTCCGCTACCTCAGTCACCGAGCTCTCCAACGGACTCAAGTTCGTGGCCCCGATCGCCTCTCAGCTCAATATCCCTCTGCAGGAGGTCGCCGCCGCTATGGGTGTCCTCGGGGACAACGGCATTGTCGCCACCATCGCGGGTACCAACCTGCGCTTCGCTCTCAACTCTCTCCTGGCGCCCACCGCTCCCGCCGCTGCCGCTATGGAGGAGCTGGCCCTGGTCACCACTGACGCGGCGGGCAACTTCGTCGGCCTCGAAGCCATCATCAACCAGCTTGCTGATGCCCAAGAGCGGATCGGGAACACCGCCCGCTTCAACGCCCTGATAGTCGAGGCGTTCGGTACCCGTGCCGCTGGCGCCATCCTCACTCTGGTCGAGAACTCGGAACTTCTGAACACCCGCATCGGTGAGAACTTCCGGGCCTTCGGGCGCGCCGCAGAGATTGCTCAGGAGCAGTTGGCGGGCCTCGAAGGTGCCTTGGAGAGGTTGCGCGGTGAGTTCGAGGCGCAGCAGATCACATCGTTCCGGCTCACCGGGCTACAGGATTCGCTCACCGCTGCCGTGGCTGCCGCCGAGGATGCGTTGCCCGCCCTGTTCGAGTCCATCGTGGATCCCATATTCAACGAGATCGCCATTGGGGTGAGCCTGCTGCGAACCGAAGTGTTCCCCAGCATCCTCGACGCGGCCCCCGAGTTCGGCGAGATCTTCGGGGACACGATTGCCTCAGTGTTCAACTTCATCACCACCAACGACGACTTCGTTATCGAGTCCCTTCTCGCTGTGGCTAACGCGGCGCAGGGGATCGTGGACATTTTCATTGGCATCGGGGTAGTGGCCGAAACGGTGCTCAACCCACTCATCACCCTGTTCAACAACCTCAACGACACTATCCAGGGTGCCGTGGTGGGCGGTGGACTGGGTGCCGGCATCGGTACCTTCATCGGTGGGGTCATCGGGCTGGCCGGTGGGCCGATCGGTGCAGGCATTGGAGCGGCCATCGGCGGGAGTGCCGGTGCTCTTCTGGGTAGCCTCGGTGCTGCCCTCGGTGAGTCCAGTGTTCAGCGCGAGGCCGCTGAGTTCGGTGTGGAGCTCGGTACCAGCATCAATACGGGAATCGCTGACGGGCTCGACATTGGTGAAGCCATCGAGCAGGCCCTCCAGACCGTCGAGTTCGGTGTCGATGTCGAAGGGTTTGCCGATGTAGTCAATCTGCAAGCCGACCTTCAGGAGCGTATGGATGAGCTTCGTGAGGTCACTTCGGCGGCGACCACATCTATAGGTACCGGCGACCTAGAAACCGCCAAGCGCCTGTTCGACAGCATCGGCATCTCGCTTGATACGGTGGCTACAAGGTCGGGGGCGATACCGGGGATCACTGACGCCTTCCGCGAAGTGAACACCGAGATGACTCGACTGGCTACCGACGCGGAGGCCAACGCTGCTCGTATCGCCGCGGTGTTGACTGACCCTGCTGTTGCCAACATCGTTGACCAGGAGATCGCCCGCGCCAACGAGATCGTCGCCAACTTCCAGTCTCAGGGTGTCAACAACTTCCTGGTTGACTCCGACCGCGCCGCCATCCTTGAGCGCATCATCGAAGGCCATCCGCTCGCCGGGCTGGTCGAAGCCAGGGGTAGATTTGAGGAGTTTGGTGAAGTGTCGGCCGAGGATGCTGACAGGATCCTGCGCGACTACGCCGATAGTGTCATCAAGTCGGCAGGTAGCCAGGCACAGCGCATCGCATCGGAGATTGGTCCCCAGATCCTTCAGACCGTGGAGACTCTAGAAGGGTTCGGTGCCGCCATCGCCAAGGTTCTCGCGTCTCTTGGCACCACGTTCATCCCGTCCACCTTCGCCATCCCTGATCCTCTGGAGTTCCTGTCTGGGGACTTCACTGATGTGTTCACACCGCCGTCAGCCGCGGCCGCAGAGCAGTTGGCCGAGGAGGCGGCTACCGAGGCCGAGCAGTTCATCGAACCCACCATCAGGTCGGCACGGTCGGCCCTTATCGCCAAGCTGGCTGAACTCCCCGAGGGTATCCGCGAGCGCGCCACTAACCAGATCAGGCGTATCTTCGAGCAGGATGGGGTTTCCCTGTTCGAGCAGTCCATTGCCGGCGCCTTCGTGGTTGACCAGGCCACCCTGGAGGAACAGGCCCGTATCGCTGCCGACCAACTGACCACCATCTTCGATCGCATCCAAGAGTTGACATCAGAGGCCGGGGTCAGCGACAGGCTGGAGGGACTTGTCCCGGCGCTCCCTGACGAGGACGCTCAGGGACTTCAAGACTTCCTCGCCGGGCAGGAAAGTCGCACCCAGGCTCTTCGCGATCAGGCTGCCGTTCTTGCCGAGCTCGCCGCGTCCGGTCAGACAGTGCTAGGCAACGTGCTAGCAACAAACGATAGCGTCCTCACCGGGATCACTAACTCCCTGACCCGCGTGGATGACATTCGCGCCGAGATTCAGGCTGTTGCCGATGAGACAGATGTTGAAATCGGGATCCTCCTGTCGGACCAGTCTGTGATCGACGCCCAGAACGCCATGACCGAGCTCGGGACCACGCTGGCTACCGATGGGGCCACGGTGGGTGGCGAGGCCGGGGCGGCTATCAGTGGTGGGCTGGAGGAGGCGGTGGCGGGGATCCCTGAGATTATCTCTGCTCCCTTCTCCACTGCCATTACCTCAGTTCGAGAAGTCCTTGTCGCGAAATCACCTTCCGAAGTTTTCAAGGGCATCGGCGGTGATATGGCTGAGGGCCTACAGATCGGGTGGGACTCCGGGTTCGGCGCCTTCCGCCTCAGCGTGCTCACCGACTTCTCCCAGCTTCTCGTCACCCTTCGCTCTATGGCTGCCAGCTTCGTGATCCCGCCCATTGGTGGCAGTGGTATGGGGGTGCCGGACAACGTGCTCCACGGTGGCGGATTCGTCGGTGGGGCCGGTGAGTCCATTGCCCGTGTCATGGCCGGCGAGTTCATGCTGCGCCGGTCGGCCGTGGCCTCACTCCAGACAATGGGCGTGTCCCTCGATCTGTTGAACCGTAACCCGCGGACCTACTTCCCGGCCCCGGTGACTCAGCACAGCGCCTCGTCCACCACTTACGACAACTCCCAGCATCCGGTCCAGAACGTGACCCACAACTGGGAGGTCAACACCGGGGGCGCTATCCTCAACGAGAAGAAGTTGATGCGCGAGGCAGAGAAGCGGCTGGTCAGATCGGTGAGGGGCAGGATTCGATGAGTTGTCTACTGCGAGACGGGTTCGCCTGCTTCGATGGTACCGAGATATGGAACGTCTGCCGGACCTTCTACTACGTCGACACCCTCTACCCTTTGACCGGATTCGACATAACTATTCAGAAGGACAGTGATGGGACATTCTGCTGCGGGTGTTGTCATAGCGTCTATGTCGATCCTGCCACCGATGAGGCCCCGTGGTACAGCCCGAACCATAGCCAGTCCGAGGACTTCTACGGGTTCTTCCCCACCGAGATCGTAGGACTCACCGCCAACCCGACCACACGGACGGTAGGGGGCACGCGTAACGGGGCCAGGCTCTCAGCGCGCAACGATCCCGGCCGCAGCATAGAAGTGACCCTCCTTGCGGTGGGGGCCACCTGCGAGGCTGTCGAGTGGGGCTTGGCGTGGCTCAACCATGTCCTTGAGTCCACCGGAGGTCTGGCGTGGGAGAATTGCTGCACCGCGCCCGAGTCCCCGAGCGAGTCCCCCGACGGTTCGGAGATCTTCGCGCTGGGTCGCAACATTCCATGTGTCACCATGACGGAGGGAATCGAGGCCGAGTCCTTCCGGCCCGACGCGCTCGGCGGTACCGTCTGGGAGGTCACGTTCACGCTCACCGCAGAGCAGAGCTGGATCTACGACGCCCCGGTTACCTTGCTCAACGAGGTTGTCAGTGGCTCGTCCTGCGTCGATTACACGCCGGACTGCATTGACGGCGCCGCCATCGAGATCTATGTGGGGCGCGCAACCAATACGCAACCCGGCGAGGTCACTGTCCGCTCCAACCCTGCCGCCCATCTACCTGACGGCTTCGTGCTCGACAACTACAACGGGCGCTACGGTGTGGTCGTGGGCGTGCAGCGAGGCGAATCTGTTCTGGTGGATCCGCGGTGCCTCGGCGTCCAGGTGGTCGGCCCTACAGGTACCCCCCTCGGTGCTGCCCCCGATGCCAGCATGACGAACACCGCTCTCGGCCTCTATGCAACCCCTTCCTATGGACAGAAGTGGCGTACCTGTGTTAGCGTGCCTGACAACGGGGGAGGCAACGTAACGGCATGTATCCGGGCATGGCCCCGGAGGAGGATCTGATGGCAGGTATGGACATCATTGTGGGGAAGTCCCGTTTCCGCATCTATGACGACGATGGTAAGTGGGCTATCAAGCTCCCTCCCAACGGGGACGGTACGCAGCGGGTCGTGGTTGTGGACAAGCAGACGGGTGCCATCGTCGGTGGACCCAGGCCATCCACCCCATACACCAAGCACCCTGCTCCCCGTGCTTTGACCAACAAGCAGTGGTTCAGTTTGGCCCCTTCGACAGCGCCTGATCTCCTCGCCGTGGTCGACGTGAAGGCCCCCGCCTTCTAACAAACGATTCAGCTAACTCCCCTTCGTACAATCTCTCTCAGCTCATAAGAGAGGTTGTCATAGCTGACGTAGTTTTCAATATCGCCAAGGGGCGGGTCAACGAGCTCCACGATCGCGTGGACACCAACGACCCGGCCAACTCGGCACTTATCCAGGTGCTTCTCCAGGTTACTGAGGCCGATGCCACTCTGATCGACCGTGACGACCTGGCAGCCGTTCTCGCTGGTGGCAACACAGAAGCCACCTTCACCAACTATGCCCGTAAGACCCTATCCGATGCCGCTGTCACCGCCACTGCTGTCGATGACACCAACAACCGGCGCACTGCTTCGATTGACGACTGGGTTATTGCCTCGGCTGGTGGCGCGACCAACAACACTCTGGTCAGGCTGCTCATCTGCTACGACTCTGACACCACGGGTGGCACAGATGCCAACATTGTCCCACTGACTGCCCATGACCTGACTGAAACGACGAACGGTCAGCAGCTCACAGTTGCTCCAACCACCGTTCAGGAATACTTCAGGGCTAGCTAACCGCTACGACCCCGACTTTTAGGGGGTCGGCATGAGACAGACACATAGGGCTGGGGCGGTGTCCTGATGGCACTCGGCTTCTCGCTGCTCGCCTCACACGCCGACACTGCCAACCAGCTCTCGTACTCTGACGTAGAATCTACGCAGCCGGCAGCCAACTCGGCGCTGCTGCTGTTCGTTCGTACCGGCAAGGCTGGCGGCGGTGTAGTCCCGGCGTCGGTCACGGGATATGGCGCCACCTGGACCCTAGAAGGCTCAGCTATTCAGGGAACTGGCGCCCGGCTGTGTGTCTACTCAGCGTATGCCGGGGCATCACCGTCAGCATCCAACTTCAACGTCACCGCTCCGTCCGGTGGCTACACCGGATGCATCTTCGCTGTCATCCAGATCACCGGGGCCGACTCAACCGACTTCCTGATTCAGTCGGTGTTCGCCAACAACACTGGGCAGACAAGCTCCTCGGTGACCCTGGCCGCGTTCGGTGACGCCACCAACAACGGTGCTGTCGGCGCGACGATCATCCATGTCAACTCGGCCATCACCGCTGACGCGACCGCCACCTGGACGAACCGTGTCGATATAGGGCACAACTCACCGATCGCCCGAATGATGGTGCAGACCCGTACCGGCCAGGACACCACAGTTACGTCGTCGTGGACCGGCAACGAGGACTGGGTGGCGTGGGCTGGCGAGATCAAGATGGCGTCCACCACTGTTCTCGATGAGTACGCCTTCGCTTCCGAAACCGACACCGCTCAGCCGTTCTTCGCGGATAGCGACAAGCTGGATGACTACGGGTTCGCCAGCGAGACAGACACGGCGCAACCCTTCTTTGCTGATTCCAATGTCTTTGATGAGTATGCCTTTGCGACAGAGACAGACGCGGCGATGCCCTTCGACGCATCCTCCAACGTGCAGGATGACTACGGGTTCGCCAGTGAATCTGACTCTGCCATGCCATTCGACGCGTCCTCGAATGTTCTCGATGAGTTTGGCGCGGCTGACGAAGCCGACTCTGCCATGCCCTTCTCGGCCGACACCGATCTCACCGACGAGTACGGGTTTGCTTCCGAGACTGACGAGGCGATGCCTTTCAATGCTGACTCGGACGTACTGGACGAGTTCGGTGCTGCCGATGAGGCTGATACCGCCATGCCGTTCGACGCCTCCTCCGATGTGTTTGACGAGTACGGGCTGGCGTCGGAAACCGATGAGGCAATGCCCTTCGACACCAGTGTCGACCTTGCTGACGAATACGGCTTCGCTGAGGAAACCGACGCGGCGATGCCGTTCACGGCGACCGTTCTGGTGCTCGATGAGTTTGGGCTGGCATCCGAAACCGACGAAGCGATGCCGTTCGCGGCCGACGCCGAGGTTGTAGACGAGTTCGACTTTGCCTCTGAAACCGATGCCGCTATGCCTTTCACGGCATCAGCAACCTCTACTGACATCGAGTGGGATGCGAGCTCCGAGGGGACGGCCACCACTGGCGCCCTGTCCTTCACCCACACTCCGGTAGGGGATCCGGCCGGCATCGAGGTCGATGTCGTGGTCAACGCGTCTATCGCTGACGAGATCACTGGGGTCACCTACGGTGGCGTGGCACTGGCGAAGAAGGCGGATGCCAACGAGGCGACAGGTGAGCCCGGCCGCGTGCAGGTGTGGTTCCTCGGTACAGGGATCCCGACCGGCCCGCAGACTGTTGTGGTTTCCCACACCGGCTCGGCCAATGCGAAGTGGGCTACCTGTAAGTCGTGGATTGCGCCCGAGGATCTGGTCATTGTCGGTGCTGGCAACATCTCCGACTACGGTGCCGCCGTCTCTGACGCCACTATCCCGATGTGGTCACTTGGCAATGCGGTACGTTCCGGTGCGTTGTTTACCGGCCTTCTAGATGTATCGAACCCTGTCCCAATTGCCGGGATGACCGCCGACCAGAACCACGACTTCGGTTCCACGGTCGCCCAGTCCATCTATGAGACTGCCCAGTCCTCGGGCTCCACCGACTTCGGCTGGGGCGACATCGCGGACGAGGCTGCTGTCGCCGCCATCACCATCACCGTTGCCTCTGCTGTTCCAGTGGGGACGCTGGACGTGGAAGCCATCTCGACCTACATGGGTCAGCCGCAGGGTGTTGCCGACATCATCTTCACGCACCCGTCACCAGGCACAGCGGGTGGTGTCCTTATCTTCACCGCCAACCTCGTCTCCTCCGCGTGGATCACCGACATCGACTACGGCGGGGAGGCGGCGAGCTTCGTCGTCACCGCGGACGACACCGACACTGAGCTGTGGCGTGTCGATGAGTACAACCTGCTGGCCTCGGTGCCAACCGGGGATCAGATCGTCACGGTCAACACCGCCAACTCGCCGGCCAACGCGGCTGAGCAGTTCCGTACCGTTACGGTCATCACCTTCGCTACTCCGGTGGAGCGGATCACTGGAGCCATTGATGAGGAGAACCAGGCCAACCCGCAGGCTGCTCTCGACACTCTCTCGGCCCCTGCTCTGCGCTTCGGCCACATAGGTTCCGGTCATTCCGCTCCAACCGACCTCGCTGCGGTCAACCTGCCCGAGCGGATCATGGGCAACGAGGCTGGAGCTCAGACAGTTGTTACCGACTTCGACCCCACGCCTGCCTCCGGGTCTGTCACGGTCGGGTGGACAGCCACCACAGAGGACGTGGCTGCCATCTATGCCGCGTATGGCGAGCCGCAGGACATTCTGGATGAGTTTGACCTTGCCTCAGAAACCGATGAGGCAATGCCATTCGAGGCGGCGACAGACCAGACGGTGCTGTTCGGTCTTGCAGATGAAACCGATGAAGCGATGCCCTTCGACGCTGCTTCCGATGTGCTCGATGAGTATGGCCTCGCTGATGAAACAGACGAGGCGATGCCCTTTGAGACAGAGGTTGGGGCCACCCCCATTGAGGACTTGTTCGGGTTTGCGGAGGAAACCGACACGGCTATGCCCTTCTTCGCCTTCGCTGAGGAGGAGAGCCCTGGATCCCCGGAGAGTCCCGGTGACGACAGCCCAGATGTGGGTTCGCCCACGTCCCCGGAGGAATCTCCGGTGGATTCGCCTATCATCGACTCACCCGATGTTGATTCACCTGATGAGCCGCCGTTCAGTCCACCTGACGAACCAGATGACACCTTCTGCCCGCCGCACTTCATGGCGCGCCGTGGCCGAGGGCGGTGCTGCTAATGGCTGACCCTCCAGCCCCAACAGGAGAGTTCTGGACAACGATCCTCCGTTGCGACCCAGACCCGGACGTGCCCGGCGTCATCGGCATGTGGAATGCGGTGTACTTCCTTGAACTCAACTCGACCCCAACCACAGGCTGGGTGAGTGCAGACAGGGACGGGTATCGCGCGGCCTACATGTTCCTGGAGCACCCCACTGATGGGTTTATTGCGCGCATCACTTTCGTCGGTGGGTACTCCAGCGACCCTGCTATCTCGGTCGATACGGTGGTGTTCGACCAGGGAGGCAGTGACTTCACCCTGTTCCTCTACGACGGTACACCCTGGGATCCTCTCGCTGACGGGACTGAAGCCAACGACGCCCCGGCAGACTTCGACCTCCCGCCACACCCGCAGGAGCGAACCGACGAGCGGCCCGTTATCCGCATCGTGGAGACGGCCGGCGACAACGTTCTTGAGGTCCGCGACTACACCACCACTGTCGCTGACCCTGGGGTAGCGTTCAACCAGATCGAGCACATCACCACACCGTTCAGCGTTGTTGGCCGGCGTCCTGACTCGACCCCTCACACGGTCTATGACCGTATCCATGTCCAGTCCTACTACGAGGGCAGGGTTGCGATCGGGGTCTACTACGACATCATCCACCCTGACTACCACCAGACCTCGACCCTGGCGGATGAAGGCTCACCATTCGTTCCCCCCGAGGAGTCGCCAGGAGATTCGCCCGTAGAGGAATCCCCCGAGGACGCTTCGCCGTCGCCACCAGACACGGGCAGTCCCACCGATCCCGAGGATCCCCCAACCGATTCACCCATCTTCGACCCGCCAGATGTTGACTCACCTGACGAACCGCCCTTCGACTCCCCCGGAGCCGGCGATGAGTTCTGTCCGCCTACCTTCATGGCGTGGCCCAGTGACGAGCCTCTGGAGTGGACTGTCCACCATGCCGACCGCTTCGGCAACGAGCGCCGCATCATGGAGGGCTCTCCGCTGCGCCTGATCGACGGGGTATCGAGCCTGTCGGTGGACTTCGATGACGACCCCGAGCTTCTTCACGAGATCATCCCGTGGGCCAGCGAGCTCCAGCTTCGTCACGGTGGGGAGTTGGCTTGGGCGGGGCCGGTCACTGGGATCACCTATGACCACACGCCGAACAATGCCTCACCCATCTCCATCCAGGCGTCGGACCTGTTGCACTGGTTGTCGGTACGCATCCTGAAGCCCAACAACCCTATCCCGCCAGGCGAGGTAGCGACCCAGGTTTACGAGATCATTCGTCGCGCCATGCAGGGTGACGACATCGGCCTTGGCATCAATCCACAGTTCGTATCAGTGATTGGCGACGAGATACTGACCGAGATCACTGACGCTGGCACCGAGATGGATTCCTTCGCCCCCCTCCTCGACTGGACGATGATGGGAAGGGAGTTGCTGATCGGTAAGGAGGAGGCCCCGTTCGCCACCGCTCCGAACCTGATCCTCCCCACTCATGCCAAGTCATTCACTGCCTCCTACCTCGGAGATGAGGTCGCTTCCCAGATCCTTGTCCGTGGGGGCGACAACCATACCCTTGAGAAGCGGATCAATGCCGAGTACCCCACCAGTGCCGACCGTGTTGACCCAATCATCGGCAGGGTGCAACGCCTGTTCCGTAACGAGCGCATCAAGAATGACCAGCAGGCTTTCAAGATGGCGAAGTCGATCCATGCCTACGCCCAGCACCCGCTGTGGGCGCTCGACGTTGATCTCGACCTGGGCCGTTCCCCTTACACAATGAGCCACCTGATTGCTGGCGCCCGCGTCAACGTCTACTATCCGCCCCTGCTGCGGGACCAGCAAGCGTACCGGATCAAGACCGTGGGGTTGAGCGTGGACAGTGATGGCGAGTCGGTGACCTTGGAATTGATACCTCTCGGGATCCTCAACAACCAGCTCGCCGCGGAGGTCATCTGATGGGACACCGCGGCAAGGGCAACGACCCGGCCGACCTGTTCGGTAGGCTCCAGACTCAGATCGACGGACTACACCAACGCGCCACCGATCTCACCGACTTCGTTTGGGAGAACCTGCCCGTCGAGCTCCCCGAGGTAGTGCTGGGCGAGGACGCCGAGTTCCTTCCCTTGGTGGTCATCGCCGCTGTCAACGCTCCCGTCCCTTGGATCGACTACGCCACCGCTTCGCCTTACGGGTTCGTGTGCGACGGGATAGATGATGAGGTTCAGTTCCTAGAGGCCGAAGATGTCCTCTCTCAACTACTCGTTGTCAGTGACTCGATCATCTGGTTGTCGCCAGGTGACTTCACTTTCAACGCTGGGTTCAATGACCTTGCTGGAGAACCTTGGGGCATCCTCTCCAACAGGTACAAGGGTCACAACATTGGTGTGCTCGGTTTCGACTTCACCACAATCAATGTCACTACCGGGTGGGACATCATACCGGAACAGGATCCTGTCAACTTCCCCGGAGTCTTGACCAACCCTTTGCAGTTGGTTGGTGATTTCGAGGACATCACCATCAACCTCATTCCCAACGGTCTGACAGATGGTGACATACCTATCGCGGTCAGTGCAACGGGGAAGATCGCCAACGTGGTGTTCAACATCGGTTCAGTGTCCCCCGTTACCTTCCCGGTTGCGTGCGATGTTGCCCTCAGCCTGATCGGGGGCGAGAACTGCACCGCCACCGTGTATCGCCAAGGCATCGTCCCATCCGATGCTTACTGCGCGCTGGATGATGTGATCGGTTTCACCCTGACCGGAGCATTTGATGCGGCCGTACCCGATCCTCTCCCCCCACTCGTCAAGGTGAGAAACATGTGTCGAGACATCACGATCACCATGAACAACGACTATGCGTTCGCCTCGGGGGCAAGTGCCTTTCAGATAGAAGGTGACTCCGAGTTGTCCAATGTCAGGATCTTCGGTAGCTTCGACTGGACAGGGGTTGACGGCATCGTGGTGATCGACCCCTCTTACATCAACAGCGACAACCCGATCATGGTCGATGTCTCCACCTTCCTTGTGGATTCACCCGACCACCCGGTTATCTTCTACCGCGACCCGACCTTCACCGACATTGTGAATCTGGGATCTCGCGTTCTCTCTGGGCTGACAACTCAGCGACCCGACCCAACCATGTGTATCGGTACCCTCTACGTCAATATCGACAACCCGGCTGCTCCGGTGCTCGAATGGAGCGACGGAGTTCAGTGGTGGGCCAGCGCGGCGATGACCTAGGGAATCCCCCTGCCGACTCGTTAGCATCGGTGCATGTTTTCTAAGTTCGATCGGTGCCGGTGCTGCAACCGCGGGGGTTCGGGCGCGTCCGAGGGGTCGTCGTAATGGTTGACTACATACTCAAAGACCTACAAATCGGCACCCTAACGTCGGGAATATCGTCAGGGTCCACCACGCTCGCGTCGGCCAGCTTCGCCGCCATCCCGGTCATCTCTGCTCCGGCTTTCATGTGGATGAGCCTTGACCCTGACGGTGTAGACGGCACTGTTGAGATAGTCAAGATAACGGCCCACTCTTCTTCCTCGACCTCCATAACAGTGACGCGAGGCCACGGCGGAACCACCCCTCGGAGCCACGCGGCCGACACGAAGGTTGTGGCGGGGCTGGTCAAGGCTGTCTTTGACGAGATCGAAGATGAGCTCACCGTCTTGCGAGCTGACGTTGATACGGTTTTTCCATCATATGGTCAAGGTGTCATGCTCGGCAAGTCCGCAACACAGTCTATCACTGGCGGCAATACGGCATTTATCACCTGGACTTCGGAAGCCTATGACCCTGACGGCTGGCACGCCACCGACTCCAGCCTAATTACACTTCCCTTCACCGGGTTCTATATGGTGAAATTGGCTATCGACCTTGATTCTGGTGGGGTGGACTCCTATCGTTTTCGCAGGAACTCAGCAACTCCTGGCGCTGGGGGTAGTGCCTCAATCCTTAATGTCCCATCTGTCGAGTTTTCTCAAGGCACTTCCAATCTCTATCTCTTTACCACAGGTGATGAGTTCCGTGTCGAGGCATGGGACACGAATGACGGAACCGCCACTGTAATCGGCGTGGGGTCCACTCTCCATATCGTATATCTGGGTGGGTAATGACCTGGGACGGGCTCGCCTCTGAGGCGCTAGGAGTTGAGCCCCTAGCCGGCGACCCTCTCGCCGTAGACGCCACATTCGGGTTCGCGTCTGAGGCAGATAGCGCCCGACCCTTCTTCGCGGACTCGGTGCTGCTTGAAACCTATGGCCTGGCATCTGAGACAGACACCGCTATGTCCTTCAGCGCCGACTCAGTGGTGCTTGACGAGTATCTGCTTGCCTCGGAAACCGACAGCGCCATGTCGTTCCTCGCTGTCGTCCAAAAGATGGTCACGTTCGGGCTGGCTAGTGAGTCCGACAGCTCCATGCCGTTCACCGCCGCCACTCCACACACGGCGACGTTCGGGTTCAGCGATGAGACAGATGAAGCAATGCCGTTTGCGGCAGGCACAGGATCAGCGAGCCTATATCAGTTCGCTTCCGAGGCTGATGAGGCTATGTCCTTCAGCGCCGATACCGAAGTCCTCAGCTTCTACGGGTTCAGCGGTGAGACAGATGAAGCCATGTCGTTCACCGCCGATACCGACCTCCTCGACCTCTACGACTTGGCTGACGAAACAGATGCCGCGATGCCGTTCAGCGCCGGCATCGAAGTGATAGATCTCTTTACTTTCGCGGACGAGACAGACAGCGCGATGCCGTTTGGCACGAGCCTGGAAGTGCTCAACCTGTACACCTTCGCGGAAGAGACAGACGAAGCCATGCCGTTCCTTGCCGGCACGGTGATCTCGGACGACCACGGGTTCGCTGGGGAAACTGATACCGCCATGCCCTTCACTGCCGTAGCCCTGTCGATACCGGGGGAAGGGGGGAGCTCGCAGTCCTGTCGCCACCGTAGCGAGTTCTCCCGCTTCAACTACTGCCGGTGCTGCAACTGTGATGTCGTGGAGTCTGGGTCTACCTCAAGCTGACGGCGGGGCCGGGTCTAGCTTGTTCACATTGAGATCTAGGTGAAGGTTCTCAGTGGTCAGCATGTGCTCATCAGCCGCCTCGATGGCATCCATCAGGAGCAGGCGTGCCGCCCCTGGATTCTCGGTAGCTATGCGCGCGGAGTGCAACGTAATCATGGACAGGAAGCTGTTGGCGTAGATGATCTGGGCCGGCGTGTACATGAGCACGTTGGGCTCCTCGTTCTCCGTCGTGCCCTCGCCCTCCATGACCTGGCTGAAGGCGTAGTGCAGGGTTTCAAGGACAAGCATCCTGCCCTTGGTGATAACGTCCTCGTTCTCCATGTCAAAGACGGTGAGGGTGTTGAGCATCCTCTGAACCTTCTCCAACTGGAGTCGGTATGCCTCGACGGCGTTGGCGGCAGTGTCGAGGCTCGCCGCCATGCCCTCGGCCATCTTCTCGCTGGTGTACTCGGACCCATCGGCAAAGCCCTCGGCGTACCTGTCGAGGGCGACCTGACTCACCTGCTTAGCGATGGCTTCAACAAGGTCAGTTGACATGTCAGTTATGGCGTTCCTCCTGGACACCGCGCTCACCATAGCAGAGAGCCGCACCCCCTTCGCTAGGTGCGGCTCTCTGGTCCCCAACGGCTAGGTCAGGGGGCTTGGGTTAGGAGGCTGACAATGCCTCGGTCATCACGGCCTGGGCGTCCTGAAGCACCGCTGCGAGCAGGTTGGCATCGCCAAAGCCCTTGTTGTCCATCACGGCCTGCTGGAATGCGTTGGCATCCCCATTGGCCTGCTCCGCAAGCGACTGCAACGTGGCGTCACTGTCAGCAGCAGAGGTTGACGGGGTGCTCGTAGCGACACTATCGGAACCCGCCACACCCACCGGCCAGGCACGGAGCTTCGGCTTGTTGTTGTTGATGCTGACCTCGACCGCATCCCATGTCAGGGTCAGGCCCTCGAACATGGACGGGCTGTACCAGCGCTCCGGGTCATCGACCACTGCGTTGATGGCCCCGACAACCGAGGGGTTGAACGGTGCGATCGCCTTGCACAAGGCAAGAAGGGTGGACTGTGCGCTGACAAGGCGCGGACCCTTGGCGTTGAAGAACCGGAACTGCGATCCATCGTCCGACACTTCGACGCTCTTGGTGTCACCGATGGGTACGGTCACCGGGAAGCGCGGGTTCGGAAGCGACGGGTCATCGACCAGCATCGGGAGAACAACCTGCATCTGCGGGTGGATCTCGTATCCGAGAGGCAGGTCGAGCTCGCCGTCAACGTAGGCCCTGGCCTCGGCACGGTCCTCCACCTGCTTGCCCAGATCGTTGTATACGTTGCTGAAGAGCTCGTGAGCCTGAACCTCGGCTCCGGTGATCGTCGTGGTCCGTGGCCCGTCGTAGGGCCAGTCGATGGGACGGTTCGGCTGAGCTGCATCCTTACGGAAGCCAAGTTCGTCCAGCTCGGGCTCGAAGGGGTTGGTGGTACCGCCAATGGGGTCGGCCATGTAACTGCCTTTCGTTGGTCGGCAGGACACTTGCCTGCCTACGGGAGTTCATTGTACGCGCGGAGGACCGCTGTTGTCAAGTGGATTCAGGGGGTTCGGCGCAGATGTGGCCTTGGTGCAGTTGCCCTTCATAGCGTGCGCGCACCCCTTCTGGCGACCCACCGGGACGAGCGAACAGAGTCCCCCTGGTGGACGTGTGGTTGATGAGGTATTCGCCGTCCTCGTGGGGCTCGGGATCGAACGGCCACTCCAGGTCGGTCACTACGCTGCGGACATGATGCGCCAGGATCACCGGGGTGCCACACAGCGGACAGAGTACCGTCACTGACGGTACTTGGCCCGTACAGGAGTGATCCCGGCGAGGGTGGCGATGCGCGCGCCGAGTACAGCGTACCTGGCCTCCACTCCGTTGCCCGCCAAGCCGGCGATGGCCCCGAGTTGCTTCACCACAGCGGCCTGGGCGGCGCGGAGCTGGTCGAGGGTCATGGTGTGGATGGTGTCTGTCATGCCTCGGTCAGTCCCACCAGGAAGTAGCAGTTGTGGCGATGCTTCAGGTTCGTGGAGACGCTGACGTACGTGTACTTCCACCAGTGATACGGACCTTCACCGTCGAGGAACACCTGCCCGTAGTAGGCGCGGGAGAGGTACAGGTAGGGGTAGATGAACGCGAAGGTGCAGCCGGGCGAGTGGGCTTCAGCGGGAGCCGGGGCTAGGACAAGGGGCAGGAACGCCGCCAGGAGCAGGATGACTAGGACTAGGGCGATTGGTCGGTTCATTCCCATACGAATACCGCGAAAAGGATGAGGTACACGAAAATGGTCGGACCTAGCCAACTAAGCCAATGGTCCGTAAACTCCGACCAAAACGCCTGCCACTTGTGTCGCATCAGTTGGCTCCCATCTCTAGCTGGCCTGTCGCTTCGAGCAGGTGGTACCTAGCGTCGAGCAGTAGATTGGCTGCCTGCACGAAGTCAGCACGCGCTGTCTGATCTGGTTCACTCGTCCACAACTTGCTTATCTCCATAATCAGGCCATCTACCTTCTCCGTGAGGGACAAGCCCTGTTCTGTCGGTCCTCGAACCATCATTCTTCTCCATATCTGTCGGGTACCTTGTGTCCGCGGATGATTCTAACGTGCTCGTCGGGCAGCCCCGGTCCCGCATACGCCGGGTAGGCGTCACAGTCTGGGTGCTGCCAGCCGAGGTCGAGGTAGGCGTAGTTGGTGGGTGCCCCACACACCCAACACGGACCTGGGCCACCATTGGGCAGCCAGAAGTCCTTTTCGGCGGGAGCTACTGCGTCTGGGATCGGCACGTCAACCCCTTCTCTCGCCAGCATCATAGCGAAACCTTGACGCGTATTACGTTCACGATGCCTGCCTCGCCCTGTCCCGCCGCATCAGAGCTCGCTGCCTCGGAGTCCAGCCGGCGACGAGGCCAACCGGATCGTTCTTGGAGGTCACGTCGTTTAAGATCCAGTCCTCGCACTCCTGCTGCACCGGACACGAGGCGCAGATAGCCTTCATCTTCGGGCCGTACACCTTCCCGAGATCCCTAAACCACATCGAAGGGTCGGTGCCTAGACATGCTGCATCGTTCCGCCACTCCTGTTTTCCGACGATGAAGTCAAAGTCGGGGATGGTGGGGTTAGGTCGGATAGACCCAGACTCCCGCGTGATATGACTTCTAACTGCCATTGATGAACTCAGGCTTCAGTGGTCGGCCAAACTTAACACTGTTGAGGAAGCTCTGGGGCAAGTACTTCTTACCCTCACCCCGTAGGAACTTGTTAGCCGAGGCGTCCAAGATGTACACGATCACGGTGTCATCCTCGGCGCGCATCCCTCGACCCACCATCTGCACGATGGATCTCGCCGTGGTTAGGTCATACCAGGACTGGCCCATGTACCCGCTCCGTGTCCTGGCTGCGATCACCGGGTCACCGAAGTCGGGAAACGGGGTCTTGGCAAGGATGACCACCCGGCACTCGTCGTAGCGGAAGTCGTAGCCCCGCTCCATGCCGGCGCTGATGAGCACCGAGCCTTCAGTTTCGCGAAAGGCGGTCAGCCTCTCGTCCCTGACCACGACACCGCCACCCTCGAACGGGATCACACGCGGGTTGTCAAGCGCCTCGGCTATGTCCTTGGTGCGCTGATGCGAGAAGGTGTGAATAAGTATGCGGTCGTTTGGATACCAGTCGAGGATGGTGCGGATCTTGCTCACCGCATCGCGCACCGCATCGTATCCCTCTCGCTCATTCTTCTTGGTGTACGCCTTGGCGCCGGGCCAGAAGCGCACCGGCTTGCGCTCAGGGGGAAAGGTGTAGTCAACATGGACGGTGGCGTACTCCTCGGGGGCCAGCCCGAGATGCTTGGCGGCGAGGTCGATGTTGCCGAAGCTGGCAGACATGAGCACCCACTGTTCGGAGTGGTTCCACACGAAGCCGTGAACCCACTCCCCTACCCACACCGGACGTAAGGTGGCCCGCTCGTAGCCCTTGCGGGAGTGTTGTGACGGGCCTTGGTACACCCAGGGGCTCTCGTCATTGGCGGCGATATTCACGTTGACGCGTAGTGTTTCCAGGGAGCTGAGCCGACGCCTCCACTTGCGGACCCCCTGCTCGGCAACGAACTGTGCCCGTCCCCGCTCATGATCGCCGACCCTATCCTTCAGGTACATGTCGAGCTCGGTAAGCCACTCCTGAATGTCCTCGTAGTTGGATGAAGTGCGCGGGAGGGGGAAGAACCTCTCATGTCGCAACCACTGGGGCACCGTGATGGCAAAGGTGTCTGTGATGCGGTCAAAGAACTCGTCGGCCTCGTCCACGATCACCAGATCCTTGTTAGACAGCCGGCCCCTTCCCATGTTGGCCTCGCGGAGAAAGAAGCTGGTGTTCGTGACACACAGGGGGGCGTTGTAGGCGTCATCACGAGCCAGGACGTAGGGGCAGAGGGCGGTCACGGTGCAGTTGTCGCAGCGGGAGGCAGTGGTGGTGCCGTCCTTGGAGGTACGCGTCAAGGCCCTGAGTCCGTGCTCGGCGGCATCGTCAGCCAGCCAGTCCGGGGCATCGTCATCCAGATCAATCTCCACTGTGTCCGGGTCACAGTCCTCGCAGGTGAGCGACGGGAACATGTCGTGGTAGTGCCTGGTCGGGTAGTTGGACCGGCCTTTCAAGATCTTCGCGTAAGGGAAGTCGCCTTGGATCTGCTGCTGGAGGGAGATGGTGGTGCAGAGGTACGGGGTGGACTGATGTGGGTACCCCATCGAGCGGACAGTCTCGGCTAGGAGAGACTTGCCGGATCCTGTCTCGGCGTGGACAAACACCACCTTGACCCCACGTTCGAGAGCTTCGACCACGCGCAGCGCACCATCCCACTGCCAAGGCCGGTAGGTGGGGAACTTGTCGGCAGGGATGGCACCGTTGATGTCTTGGGGGACGGGGATCATCTAGCTAGCGGTTCCGTCGAAACGCTCGACCAACAACCGCGCCCCGGGTTCAAACCACCACATCGCGTCACCTTCGAGGATGACAGCGGTGCGGTTGCCGTTCCAGTACGCCGAAGGAGGGCCGAAACCGGTCACGGCGAGACGTTCCTGGGCGTACTTGCCATACACGAGAAGGTCCCCAACGCGTAGGGTGTTGGCAGTGACCTGAACTAGCATCAGGGGATGGGGAGTGTCGTCTTGGGGTGCGGCGCGAAATCCCGCTTCTGCCCCATGTAGTAGTCCCGGATGTCCCGCCCACAGTCGTCGCATTCGGAGTCGTCGGCGGCGACATGGCCTTGGCCTCCGGTGAGCACCTTGCAGAACGGGCACTCCATACACAGCGGCAACCCCATCTGGGCGAACTCGGGATCCTCGCAGATGTAGCAGCCCTCCCGAAAGACGACTGGCGTGCTGGTGAAGTCGTCCATCAGCAGCGCATAGGCCGGGTCAGTGGGTTGGGTCACGGTAATCGGGATGCCTGACGGCACCGAGGGAACGTACTCAACAGTCCATCGCTTCGCAGTCATGTTCCTGCCCTCCTAGCCAACTTCTTCTTACCGTACTGAGTCAACGCGTTCCGATCATGGGCCTTGAGGCGCACCCGTCGTCGCCTTCTCCGTCTCTGCTTACCATTCACGCGGCCTCTTAGGTGCTCGGTACTTCGGGAGTTCCAAGAATACGAGGCCAAGTTGACCAGCAGCCAACGCGACCACGGAGGCAATGAGAAAGATATCGGGAACCATGTCCAGGTAGGCAGCCATGATTAGCCATCCCCCGACACCTATCAGTCCTAGACAGGCAAGGGCAGCGAGTACTTTACGAGTCACTTACCCTCCCAGTCCAGTGTAATCCCACGGCGCCGCATGAAATGGCGACATCACGGCCTCGTCAGTCTCGGCACGGGAGACAGCGAGCTGGTGTTCCGATTCGCTCAGTGCCTTCTCCACCTGGCGGCTTCGCCTCATGTCGCAGGTCGCGTGGCCGGTGAGGGAGCGGGACACCAGCCACGCCCCGATACCTCCGGCCACGATGGGCCAGAAGAAGTCGCGGGCAATGCCGAACTCGACCACGAACGCGCTCTCGATGTCTCCGAACGAGACGCCACGCTTGGCCACCCAGCCCAGGATCAACAGCCAGGTCATTTTCTTCTACTCCCAGTTTTCCTACCCACCAGCGTACTACACCCCCGCCTACCTGTCAACTTACAATTACCCTTGCAACACAAGGGTTTCCAGCCATCCGAAGCCCTTGCCAACCCCCGATCCATCGCTAGGATAAGCACCCCATCTCTCCCGAGGTTCCGTGGACGACTCAACCTACTTCGATCTGTCGTCCCTTGAACACGGCTCCGATGACTTTGGCTTCGACCCGAACAGCTACGACACCGACTGCCAAGTGGATGCCTGGCTGCACGACCGCATTGTACTCCACAAGTCTGGCACCATGCCAGCGCACAACCTGTGGTCCGAGCTCTACGTCGAGCGGGAGTTGCGCCGGCTCCCCGATGTGGTCGAGGCGCCCCGCCCTTGCGCCGATCCCAACTGCGTGTACCGCAGGACAGATGCCGCTTACCTGGCTCTGCGCCTGGTGCTGGCGATCAAGGAGTACGAGCAGCGTGGACTCCGACGCAACCCCGAGTTCTTCAGGGTCCGGGTAGTGAGTGCGGGCCGGGAATGGGAGGCGTTTCGGAAGGCGATCCAGCGAACAGGACGTAAGCCATCGGAAGCCAACAGGAATCAGCCTCCACTACCGATAGGTAACGTTAGATCTCGTGACGTGCCCCCTTGGTACAGGAAGAATCTGGATGTCCCCATTACCCGCGGTCTTTCTTCTTCTTCTTATCCGCGGGTAACAGGGACAGGAAATATCTTCCAGTCGCCAGGCAGAGAGTGGGCTCTGGCGGTGCCGGATCTCGAAGGGAACTACCTTGCGGTGTGGTCGGCCAAGAGGATGCCGGACAGTGGTGATGCGTACAAGCTGGACGAGGCCCAGACCTTGATCCGATTCTACCTGGAGAAGCGAGACAAGGCGGAAGGTCGCAAGCCCAGGATCAAGAAGGTCGGACTCCCGAACGTAGACCCGAGAAGGCGGTGGTGCCCACAGTGCAGGGGCGAGGTCCGTAACAACATGAGCCAGATCAGGCTTGACAACGGGAAGAAGCGACCACCGACCTGCTTCTGGTGTGGGACCGAGACGGCCGCCTGGTACACCTTCGAGCATTACCGCGGGAAGGAAGTGACTTGACCTGTGACCAATGCGGGGCCGAACTCACCTACATGCACGGTCACGCCACATGCACAACCTCGGGCTGCCCGTGGGCGGGAGCGAACTTGGCACCATGCTGCGGTGGTGATATCATGGATCATCGCGTCGAGGCGCTAGCTGCCAGCAGTTGCGTAATCTCGATCGTGAACTAAGTGGTTGCCCCCACTCAAAGGTCTGGCAGCCGAGAGATGCCAGATGGGTTCGCCCCAATCAAGGTTCTCTCGGACCTTGGGGGCGAACCTTTCTCACCAGCTCGTGATCCCCTTGTTCCGCAGCCTCACGACCTCGCCTCTCAGCCCGTCCGGCAACTTCATGCCGATGGCGGCGTACACGGAGGCCACAACGAGGGCAGTGCGAGGGCCGAAGTCACCTTTCGGAGCCCCCTTCTCCGCATCGCAGTACAAGGTGGCGCCGCGCCGGGCGTGAACGTCGGGGTTGCGGCCACAGAGGGAGCACTTCGGCCAGGGTGGTACTTCCACAATCTGGAAGCTCTCAGAGGCCCCAGAATCCGAGTTAGGGTCCAGGGGCATAGTCACCCACTTCCAGGGAAGCAGAGCCTTCTACCCCCCTAGGATGGGCTGTGGTGGCAAGTTTGAGGAGTCGACGCTTCCGGTCGCGACACAGATGGGAGATACCGGCGATGACGGTGGGCGATTCGTAGGTGAACTCGCAGTTTGCGCACGCCCAGGTGTAGTACACTACGGGCTTGGTCATTCGTTCATCGGCTCCATTGAGGAGAGACGTGATTGCCAGTCGTTGTAGCGTTCTGTCACGTCCTCAAGATCGGCCAACTCATCGTCAGTGAGGCAAAAGGCCCTCATATAAAGACTGCCGTCAATCGTGATTCCTCCGAACGGCTCAGGGAAGCCTCGCCACTGGTCGCCACCCCTTTCGACTTCCTCCCAGTTGTAGTCTGGATAACGCTCCTCCTCACTGATTCCGATATACCTCACAGATCCTCCTCTCGCGGGATTCCGACGATGAGGATACAGGCAGTGGTGGCCCCGAGCGCGTAGCCCCACAGTCCAGCTGCACCCCACCAGTCACGCTCGATTAGCAGCAGGTACCATGCGCCGAGAAAGAGGGTAAGGGCGGCTACCCCGAAGGCTGTTGAGGCGAACACTCGTATCTGCATAATCACAGCGGAGCGAATAGGATCACGACCACTACCCCGAAGCAGAGTAGGCTCGGGATCACTGTGAGCCAAGCCACACCGCCGTCGTCGGGACCGCGGCCTCGCAGGGTGTCAATCAGGTGTCTCATCGGTCGAGTCCTCCTTATCCATATTCTCTACGAACTTCTCCACCCACTTGAAATCTATCGAAATGGCGTCAGGATTGAGACGTTTCCACTCCATGAGAGCAAAGAGAAGTTTGTCCATCAAAAGGGCTCCTCTCCCAAATTGTTCGGTACAATTACTTCTCTCGCGGTCGCGCAACTTCTCACATCAGCCAGCGTATCGGTGACCTCGTGACCGTGCAACCACCACAGGATCGTAGCCTCGGGGATCGGCATGTCTATGAACTCGGTGCGCGACAGGTTCTCCCCGTAGACACCGTGATCCCAGAGAAGGTGGTGCATGGCGGCGAAGCGGCCAGGTCGGGAGGCGAACAGGTAGGCGAGCTGGGTGGTCATCGCATCATCACCCTCGCGTGATGGTGACAGATATCGAAGTCCATGTTGTCGGCGTGCCCCATTGAGCAGTAGCAGTCAGCCTCGCGTACCCCCCACTCATCTGTCGTGTGGTTGCCACAGAACTCCTCGTCGGGCTGTGGTGTCAGGTTGTCGCACCCTTCAGCAGCCTTGCAGCGAGGCCAGTTGTCATAGGATCCCCATTCCTCACCAGCCCCGCCCGGTATGGTGGCGTCCCTATACGCGCGCACTTCATCTGCCAGGTCGTCGGGCACCACGTCCTCCCCCACGCTGGCCGGCTCCACGAGATCCTTTCTTAGTCCTAGACTCTTGACCAGCTCGCCCTCGTCGTACAGCCTTTCGATCTCCCACTCGACCAGCAACCTGAACATCTCCGAGAAGCTGACCTTGTGGAAGTAGGCGAGAGCTCGGAAGGCTTGGCCGTAGTTGGCCTTGGGCCAGACCGTGACGTGCTCGGTGTACTCGCGCTTCCAGTGGGGTGACTGCGATGTGGCGGCACGGAAGGCGACGAGCATCGGGGAGTCGGGGTCAATCACGAGCCAGCGATCCTCTCATCCGCCGCTCTGTCTGGATACCGGCCAGCTTACTCTTGGCGTTATCGAGCATATCTTCCAACAGTTCGATGGTGTTGCGAGCCTTGACGGCCTCGTTCACCAACTCAACGTCAGTCATAAACACGATCAGTGACCTGTCCTCTGCGATACTCATTCCATCTCACCTTCCATCCTGTCGATAGTCTCACCGCACCGTAGGCAATGCACCACCAGGCCGTCAAGGGTATGCACCAGGACACAGGTTTCCTTGTCCGGGATCATGGCCTTACAGGTGGGGCAGTGAGCGGTGTTTCCGAATAGGCCGACGAAGTTCAAGTCGTAGAGGATCATGGCGTCCAGACCGTCCAGACTACAATAAATCGCAACATCCAGATAAGAAGCAGCACCGTTGAGGCGAAGCCCAGAATGTTTTCCCACCTTGCTGATCTCCACCAACCGAATGTTCCGGGCGGAATGAACAGGTGCTTTAGCGGTGGGTCAATAACCACCTTCGGTGCTGCTTCCTCGATCTCGCGGATGGCTGCCCTCAGATCCTCGTCACGGGCCAGTTCCTGAACACGAAACCCACCCGTTACGTTGATGGTGCGGGTCCATGAGCCGATGCTAGGGCTTACTCCAGTCTCGATGTAGCCACAGTAGGTGCGCTCCAACTCACCCATCTCTCTCCCCTTTCGCCACTTTCAACATCTTCCTCAGCTCTCTCTCTATCGCACCTGGATGCTGTCTCTCGAACTCGATGACCTCTCTCGCCACGAGATCCGCGATGAAGCCGGCCAGTGTCTTGCCGGCGAGCCCCGCCATCACCAGGGCAGCGGCGTGCTCGCGCGTGGTGAGAGGGGTGCGGACCTGGACGCGGCGACGGTGGCGCTTGTCGGCAAGGGTGAGGCGCTTATGGGGCATCGATCACTATCACTGGCTTGTCGGGGGGGAACTTAGCAATGATCCCCTCGATGCTAGGCACCGTGCTTGTCAGGATCTCGTGAACCAGGTACTCAGGGTAGGCCAGTTCGTGTGTCATGGTCCCTCGACCCACCAGTTCGTCCACCCGCTTCCACACCACATCAAACCCGGCGTAGTCAGGAGTGTCCAACAGGCTTGTCAGTTCGTCTGCTCGCTCCTGGGGCGTCATGGTGGTCGGGTCCGGGGCACTGGCGAGGGCCGCGCGGCACTCGGAACACCCGAATGGCAGCCCTCGCTCATCAGCCTCCGTCTTTGACACCCTGTAGACGGTGATGTTGTGTGTTGGGCAGTTAGTGGTTTCGGTCATGATTCTCCTGCTTCTAGTTGCTCCAGCCATACAGGCCGGTTGACGATGAAGTGCTGAACGTATGCGCACTTGGGGCAGACGTGTGTCTGCGGGCCGTTGGGGTAGACCTTGTGAGCTGGAGGGTTGTGCTCGTGGTGCAGGCAAGGTGCCTTGAACTGGTCGACTTCCTCACTGCGTATCGGCATGGCCCCTCATTATCTCTGCCGCAAAGGCATCCCAAACGTAGCTCATGCGTCTGTCTCTCTCCTGTGTAGCTCGATCCTCACTTCATACCCAAGCGCCCCGGCTATCCGCTCCAGGGTCCGCGTCGTCACGTTGGTCTGCCGGCGCAGCAGGTAGATGTGCTGCCGCTCGTATCCTCCACGCCTGGCGAGCTCGGAGTCGGTGACCCCTTGTTCGGCGGCGAGTAGGTCAATGTTGGCCCAGAAGTCGGTGAAGGTGTCAGTCACGCGCGAACTCCTCAATGACGTTGCCGAAGAAGTCGGTCAAGGGTTCGGGGTATTGGCCGGCCCCTTTGCAGGAGGGCCACCGCCCGTAGTAGTCCACTCCTATCCAGGTGAAGTGATGCCACACGGTGCCATCGAGTCGTAGGGCATGTTCCACTCCGCAGGATGAGCAGATGCCTCGGGGTCGCCGTTCAGTCACCGCTATCACACACGAACCTGTGGCCGCACTTCCGGCACCGGCCGATGTTGTAGCCGCGCCTCGGGTTGCTGCCGGCCCTGTCGTAGTCATGGACGCACCCGATGGTGACGAACAGTGCCGGGTAGTCTCGTCGTGGATTGTATGTTGTGTGGGCAGGGAACAAGGCAAGCAGGTTCCTAGTCTCCACCGGATCGCTCTGTCCTGCCGACTGAGCAGCCGTGAAGTTCACCGTCATGGTCCCCAATGTTTCGGGTCGTAGCGATCGGATCTCCTTGGGCAAGGTATCGAAACGCACTTGCCTGTAAGTGGTGAGCCCGCCGAGCATGAACCCATACCTAAAGGCATCATTAGGATTGTTTACCGTGTCCAACTCCTCGATCTTGAGCACCGGGAAGTCGGGCCAGTAGTTGTAGCCGGGCGCCTTCTCAGCGATGCGCTCCGTGACTATGTTGGCCTCGGCTGCTAGCTGGTCGTTGTAAGTGGTCATAGTGGTCAACCTAGCTTTCTTAGTTCGTACCAAACAACAGTTACGGCACCAAGTGTAAGTAGAACTGATAGAACTCCGAAAGCAGTGATGAATCCGTAAGTGTTGTGTGTCCAAATTAAAAGGGCAAGCGCACCCATGATGCCTGACAGTGTGGCTATGACGCTCAAAAGCCACAGGGCAACTATGGCTAGGGATTGGAACCAAAGCACGATATCGTCTTTCATGCGATCCCCTCGAAAGGGTCGGCCGGACGCTCGTTGACCAGCTTCACGACATCAAGCACCACGACGGGCCATCCCACAATGGGAAGCTCATCACGAAAGGCTTGCATCACTTGGAAAGGTGACACGGGCCTTTCTCTGTTGTGGTTGGGGAACGCTGCCGCCATGCGCACCGCCCTCTCCATCTCGTTCTCAGCCATCTTCTCCCTCGTTTCTGTCTCGGACCAGCGTACTACACCTTGCGGGCCGCGTCAAGTCACGCTATGACCACCAGTACCCGCATAGCCGATGAGTCCACCACCAGCGACGAGCATCCCAGCTCCCTCGCCAAGTCGCGTACGAGTTCTCCGTACAGCGCTCACCTTCCTTGACATTGCATTTCCATCGCATCTGCGTCATGTCAGTTCCTCTGCCGGCGTGCCCCATTCCTCCATACTCTTGTGCCCCTCGACCACCGCCCCTACCGCGCTCTCCGTCTCATCGCCCCATGAGGTACCCATCTCGACGTTGCCCATGTACTCGTTGACCGCCGCGATCATCTCGGGCTCGAACTCGATTGTTGCCGGATCCCCGCCCAACCTGTACACCCAGACGTGGAAGTCTGTCACCAGCTCGGGAGGCATCGTGGAAGTGGCGGCTACGAAAGGCCGAGCCTCCCACATATCCTCCGGTGTCCATCGCACCAGTGGCGGCTTCTCCAGGGCCGGGTCGTCAAACCTGTAGGCCATCTACGTCCTCTTCCGCTGGCTCCCACGTCCATACGCGGTAGTACCGGCACTCCATAGGCTTACCATCATCGTCATTGTCCCAATCAACGGTGTCCTCAAAGTCGATCTGGGCAACAGAACAAGTCGGCCCGAGCCATCGCTCCAGGGTTTCTCGATCGTAATCAGAGGTTGGTGTCGTCATGGTCACTCCTTCACTCTCGTCACGCTCAGAACGTCTCTTCCCTATCGTCCGTATCAACGTAGACCTTGCGCCATTCCCTGTCAGAGCAATCGCGCCATTCCCTGTCAGAGCAATCGTTAACCCCATATCCATACGGGTCAGTGGTCCTGCCATGAATCTCGCCGTGGGCATCGCACCACACATACCTATCAGCCCGTCGTTTGTACCTCATAATCAACCCTCTCTCTTCAATGGAACGCATCTCTAGCCACTCTGCAAAGGTGAGAAGAGCTTCACCTATCTGAATCCTGCCGTCCACCCACATACCGTAGTGGGACAACTGGTCGAACCCCATGAGATCAATTCCTCACTTTCGTCACGCTCGTCACGTCCCATCCTGTCACCGCCATGCACCTGCGCACCTGATCTCGACTCAACGCCTCGTGCGCCGTCGCCGCCTCCACCAGCATCTCCGCTATTGGCACCGAAGCCATCGGTAGGGTGAAGCGCACCCGCCACCGGGTAGGGGGAGGCTCAGTCTTGGCGCCGGCCATGAGCCTGTTGAGATCCCCCCACCATCGCGCGGTACGCTCATCGGCACCGCGCGATGGCAGAGAGAAGGTCATTCAGCCTCCCTTGTTACAGACGAAGCAAGTGTCGTAGTGGTCACGAACAGTGAGCACCATTCTTTCAGCCTCCCTGACTCGTCGCCTCGCACAGAGCGTTGCCGTCAGCGTCCTCACCGATCTTGTTCTGACCGTTCGGGCAGTCCACGGTACCGGGCTGGCCGGGGATCGTGGTCGTGGTCACTGACGGCGGCTCAGGACACTCAACCTTGTCGCAGCCGTCGATGGGTGGCCGCGGCGGTCCCGTTGTCGTGGTCGTCTCCTCGGGAGGCTCAGTCGTGGTCGGCGGCACAGTAGTACCTCCGTCGCACCCGTAGCCTTGACCGATGCCGCTGTCCACCACCACGCCGTTGTGCAGCGCACGCCACACTTCGCCGTCGCCGGGCGCCGGGCTTGGGTCGCGTGCTAGTTGGTGGTCGCTGGTGAGCCCACTAGACACGAGCACCTGCCCGTTGCGCTCGATCTCCACCGTGTACTCGCCGCGGTTCTCCGCGGGGAACACGATGAGGGTACCGACCTGGCCGGCACCCGAGATCGCACACTCCTGCGTCCTGAACCCACCCGCACCCAACGCAGCGGTGCCGATGAGCGCCAGTGACACCCCGAGCACCCCCGCACAGATTCGTCCTAGATATCGTTTCACTATTCCCACTACCCTTTCGGTTGTCTAGTCTCATTGTACCACGTCGTCCCCTACGCTGTCACCCCCCTTCTACCACCCACCCGGCAGCCTGTAACACCGTGTTGACTGGAGACGTTCGCGGAAACTCCAAGAGATCGGCTAGCGCGCTCAAGGCTTCCTCGGTCGGGTACTTAGTCTCGCCGTAGAACCCCCAACACGAATCCATGACCTCCCACGTCTCGCGCGTATGACCGTTGTCGCCGGTCCATGAAACCAGCTCCTCGACGGCCCACCCGTATACCTCACCCTCGCAGTAGGCGCGCCATTCGTTCATGTTGACGATACTGATCTCGTCACCCTTGGCCCGCACACTGGCAAGGTGCTCGTCCGTAAGCCCCATCTTCTCCCGCCAGTCGGCGGGGTCGAAGCTCACATAGTTCATCTCGCCTTGGTACATGCCCGGCGCGTACCATTCGACCTCTGTTACCCCGTGGAAGAGGCGCAGGTATCGCTCAAAGGCTTCCCCGCGATCGGCCCGCTCCTGGAAGTGCTCGAATGCCTCGATGATGCGCGGGTGGATCTTGTAGCTGGTCCCGGTCCCGCCCTGTTCCACGTCCAGGCGCCCGCCGTAGGGGCTGAAACTGTAGGCCAGGATGGGGCTCGCCCCGTCGTCGTAGGGCTCCTCTGGGTACTCGTCTCGGATCAGCTTGGCGCGGTACTTGCCGGCCGTGCCGATAATCTCATAGTCCGCCATGCGTTTCCTCTCTGCTCGTGATCGTCACAAACACGTCCGCGCCCTCCTCAAGCGCCCAAGCTATCCGCTCGATCGTGTAGGTAAAGGGGCAGTCCCCGCGGGATTCCACGAAGGCATCAAGCGCCCGTGCATCCTGGGGGGACACTGACGCCGGCCCCATACGCACGGGGGAAGCCCCGCTAGTGTCGTCGTAACCAATAGTGCCCATCATGTTCCGCTCCTCCTCTATGCCCAATGGTAGGGCACGCTCGATACCGGCAGACTCGCCAGCCAGTCGATAACCTCGGCCGGCACTTCCTCGAACAGCCAAGCCGAGCCGTAACTGTAGCCCGTCTCCGGGTCCGGCTGTAGGCCCGCACTGGTGAGCTCGTCTTTCGTCCATGTGTAATGGTCTACGGGGTAGCCGGGGAACGTCAGCCCGCGCATATGTTCCATCTGGGCCGGCGTGCCCGCTCGGAGATCGTTAAGGTGCCAGCGCTTCCAGACGTCGCGCAGCTTGCGCACCTGGCGCCGGTCAAGGTCCCCGCTCGCCAGCTCTTCTAGGTATTCGTCGGTCCAGCTCATGTGAATCTGGCCGCAACCGCCCCGAGCATCGCCGTTAGCCTTCGGTCCCTCTACCCCTGTGAGACTTAGCCGCTCCCCGTCAAACTTGATAGACACGAATACCCGCACCTGGCCCGAGCCTCGATCCATAAACTCATCATATGAGCCTACGAACACGACCTTGTTAATGGTGTCCTGGTCGCTCATCGTTGGGTCACAATCTCGTAAAGCGTCTCACCGGCCGCACCCAGAACCTCTAGCCGTAGGGTACCGTCTGCCTTGGCGAAGCCCCAGACCCGCACAGGGAGCGTAACCTCCCCGTCATTCCTCATGTAGACGTTGAGCTCAAACCCTCCCTCTTTGCTCTGTGGCCCGCCCTCTAGCCGGGTTTGCCGGCCGTCAATCTTCCCGCTGATCCAGTAGTTTCTAACCGCCATGACTCGCCGCCCTCTCTGTTGACTCTGCCCGATCATTGTACCACGTCACCCGCACACTGTCAAGCCCTAACCTTACGCCGGTCCTAGGACTCCTCGCGGTCGTCTACGCCCCGAGGCCAAGAGCACTCGGTGCTCGCGCTGTCGCTGTCCAGGAGACGACCGCACCGGGAACAAGATTCTATCCCGGTATGGTCGTAGCGCCGCCATACGTGTATATTCATCCCGCCGAGATTGTAGGTTATGGGTACGCTCACACTGCCACCTTTCCCGCCATCTCTACCGGCACGTTCGCCAGGTAGATCGGCACGTCCGCGCGCACCGGATGGAAGCCGAGCTTGAGCGCCTTGCCGGTGCCGACGGCGATGACATCGACCTTGCAGTCGTTGGCCGACTCGAAGGGGGGGAGGAGGACCTTGAGGAGCCCCGAATCCTGGGTGGAGGTGGTGGTGGACATTTTCAGCCGCTCTTCCGCCGATGCGGCCTGGCAAAAGAGGGAGAGGGCGGCCAAGGTAATTGT